ACCCGCGTTAGCCCCTAACAGTAAAGTTCTGTCAGATGCTACAGCATTCGTCCAATAATGATCACAGAAATACGTAGTAGAACCAGCTCCACCTTCCTAACAGAATAAGTCAGCAGCTGCATTGTTTGTAATGCGTTTAACCCATTGTCCGCTGGTAGTTAGAGTAGTTAAACCACTATCTTCATATAACGATTTATTTATGCCAAAATTCTCTTTATTGTTGGTGACGTATATCTTATTGTCTGTTCCTGTTACAACAATATCACAACAGTTCTTCCATATATGACCAAATGGATTTTCAATACCTCTGTATCTATTAGCGTATTGACTGGCTTGTGTTTCAGTACCTTCTGCATCTGTATTAACGTATGAATACTGTACTTGACCAGAACCATTACCTAATGAATTAGTAGTACCTGTAGGTACAAAAGCCCATCTATCAGCACCGTTTTCTTTCTTAGTTCCATTAGTAATACCATTACCAAGTCCACCTTGATGATAACCTTCTTCAGTTAATGCAGTATTAACTGCTTTCTAACTATTAAGGGTAGCATATTCTACTACATAACACCAAGTAATAAACTTATGTATCTCATAAGTATAGATAGCATAACTATTACTTCTACCATTACGAGCCTGTGTCAAGAAAGTAGCTCTATTAGTATTTACAGTAGGTACTTGATTTCTAATTGAGTATAAAGTACTGCCGTCCCTATAAGCTTCATATGCAGAGCAATACTTCTTACTAAACTTAGTATATCCTTCTAAGGGATATAAAGACATTCTGATTTCCCAATCATAGTCTCCGTGTACTACTACAGTATAGTATGCATCAGGTAATTCAACCATATCATTACCATCTTCAATGCCATTAGTTACTTCAGAACCATCTTCGTAATGATCCCAATCTGTAGCATTAAAGTATTTAATAGTACCATCAGAAGTAAGTCTACAGCCTTTGAATAATGATTGTACTGGTAGGTCTTTATGCATTTGCATATTACCAGTTCTTACTCCATCAGGACTACTACCTGTAAAACGTACTCCATACCATAAGTCACCGGCTGAATAAATTTGGGATCCGTTCAACCACATCTCTTGAACGGATTTCCCATTAGCAGCAACTTCTTGGAATGTTAAATTATTTAAACCAACTTGTCCCATAATTAAGCTGCTGAAAGTTTAATATACAATATACCTGGAGTCTGACTACCTACTTCAGGTATTTCATCTACTATTTTAATCTGCGTAACATCTGTAGAAGTTACTTTATTAGCTACAGCAGTATTTATCTTATTATTTGCTTCACTTTTAGTATATACATCAGACTTATTTGCTTTAGTACCTAATTGATTAGTTATAGTAGTAGCAAAGTTAGGATCGTCACCTAATGCAGCTGCTATTTCATCTAATGTATTTAAAGTTTCAGGAGCAGAGGCAACTAATCTGGCACATTCGGCTTGTGCTATTTCGATAGCCTTAGCATCTGTTTCTAATTTGGTATAAGCATCATTAATACCATAACCTGCCAATGTAGTAGACTTATTTGCTTTACCGTTTAGGTCATTGGTTAACTTCTGTTCAGCTTGTTTAGCTCTATTTACCTCATCTGCAATTTCCTATTTCAGTTTCTTTATTTCTACACTCTAATCAGTATTAGTAAAGTAATTAACCGGTAACCAGTCATTGCCTGTATAACTTTTAATTACATTACCATTAGCATCAGTAGATAAGTCAATCCAATAAGTTACTTCCATAGGATTGGGAGCATAAAAAGATGCTACGAAGTTAGGGTTCTCTTGTTTTATCATAAGTTTTATTAAATTAAAGTTATAAAATATTTAGCAATAGACCCCAATACAATAGATGAAATTCCAATTGCTAAGTCTTTTTTATTCCATTTACCATTATAGTAATGACATCTATCGCTATTCTCTTTAACAAATAGCATTAGCAATGATGTACTACTATTAAGTAATAATGCAGTAGTGAAATATACTACTGCACCAAATATATTATTCTTTATAGAATTCTTCATTATACCACATTTGTAAATTTAATAGTACCTGCAAAGTTAGCTACTTCTTCCATATTTAAGAAGTCTAATTTAACTGCACCAGATACATTATAGGTCTATATCAGGTTCTTGCTGCTTAGAACACATCATATTGTTCTTTACCCAAGATATTTCATATTCTGTTAAAGAACGATTAAATAGAATAATATCACCATGGCAACCGATAAAACTTCTTAAATCATCTTTTCTAATAGTTCCTATAAATAAAGTATCAGTATCTTGTTTATCGCCAGGATATATAGTTTGTTCGTTATATTTATTTTTAGTTTGATAAACAATAGAATTATCTTTATCTATATTTATATTAGTTGCTGAATAATATGAATATGTATTCCATTTATCTCCTTGTTTATATTCTAAAATAAAAGCACCATTTTGTTCTAACGCTTTAGACATAAACACACCATTATCAACTTTTTCAGCAAACCAAGTTCTATCAGCAATAACAGTATAATCAGTTAGAATAGGAAGTCCGTAAGTAATGGCATAAGATTTACCATCATAACAAAGTTGATTAGGATAATTCGCTATCAATTCAACATCAATTTCAATATCCTTATTTGTTCCGAAATCATAATAAATATTAGTTTCTTCTTTATTATTGAAAATTTCTTCACTAATAATAGGAACATCTATTATACTACCATCATTAATATATACTGAATAAACAGCTGTAGTTATCAAGTTACCATCGGTACTAACTATACTAAATTTAATATCATCTATTTTCTTATTGATATTAAATTTAAGTTTATAAGATTGATTATAATAATTATTTTTTGGAATGCCAATAGTAAAACCAAACCAATTATCGGCTTTCTTTTTAACTATATGAAATTTGTTATAAGATTTTGTACTTATATCTTTATTAATAGTTGAACCATAACTCCAATTCTTAAAATCTTGAGCATAAATACCAACACCACTATTCAACTTACCTTTAAAACCGTATAAATAAGCATCATGTTTATTGCCGCTAAAGTCTTTTAGAATAGAAGTAGGAAGTTGTTCAATAACAACATTAATGCCAGATATTACTTTATTAATACCAAAACCAAAAAACTGATAGACATTATTGGTAAATTTATAAACGCCATCTTTGCTAATATATTGTCTAACACTATTAATATCTTGAACAAATAGTTTAAGTTCTTCACTAACGCCAGTAACTTTAATAACTATATCATTAGTAGAAGTATTAATATTTTCAATTATATTTAAAATATCTGTTTTAGATTCAGTTATAACAATTTTATTAGGAGTTCTATCAATAGTACCTCTATGTTCATAATAATTAAGTCTTGTAAAATCCTCAGCATAACTTTCAATAACATCGAAATTCGTCATACCCTGCTTACAATAAGGAGAATACCAAGCAACTATACTTTCCTTAAACCAATCAGGTTGTTCAGGTTCAGGTGGTGTAGGTGTACCAGGTATATACCATTCACCTAATACTACAGCGCCTATATTAGTATATTGACTAATGCGTATATGTTTACCTTTAAATAAACCAAAATCAACCTAATTAGTATCCTATACTACATTTAATGTAGGAGTTGAAGTTAAGACTTTGGTTAAATCATTTATAATAAGCTACCCAGTAATATTAGCAGGTTCAATATAGGAATCTCCCTTCTCTATATGATACAACTAAGGAAATACAAAGTATGCCTAAGGATTTATAAATAAAGGCTGATATAGGATTGTTTTCATAGCGCTAGTACTTGTTTACGTAATCTCCCTTCTCTATATGATACATGAACCCAAGAGAAGTTTGATTCATTTATTAACTGATCAAATGGAAGATTATCCTTAATATAGTTGAATAACTTCTCATTCTCTGTCTTACTACCTACAGTAATATCAGCAGCTTCACCATATAGGTGCTAACTATTCTTAGCTTTACTTCCTACAGCTTTATTTAAAGCTTCACAGCGATATCCTGAATTAACTCTAATAGGTTTACCGTACCATTCTCTTAAAGGGTCTAAAACAGCCTCTATTAGCTTTGTAAGGCTATCTATTACAGTCTAATTAGGAGTATTGTCTATACGCTTAGCTGTAGCTGTAGATGACTTTATCATTTCCTCAATTGTAAAATATTTCATTACTTATATTCTTTACTGTTATTAACTTTTGTATCCTATAACATTGTACCTAACAAATCTGCTGCAAGATTCATACCAAACGTCTTAGAATCATTATCTATCTCACTTACCTTAACATTAATCTAAAGTAATAGTAAATATATTTGTTCGAGTAGTTCTCTATCTGACATATGTACTAAGTGTGGATTCATGTTGAAAAAGGATTAGCGTCTTGTGATAGATATATATATGTAGTTTCACCCATAGCTGTAACCGCTATTGTTGCTGTACGCATCATATTTGTTTGATTATTACTTAAAGGCCTTACACTCAATATTCCTCTATCTAACCTTAACACTTCAAAGAATTGAGTTTGACCGGTAACTTTGGTTGTATAATTATTTGTATAATCCTAAACATTCTTACCAATAGAAAACTTATTAAGAAGATACGTCGTACCGTATCTTAACTGAATATCTCTTTGTGTAGTACTATTATACTACCAATTTTCAGCTAATGAATCAGATGTTAATATTGGCCTTTCAGAGAAATTTAATGTGATAGAAGCCTAATCTGCCAATTCATTTGAATCTGTTGTACAAGCGTGAGTAAGTTTACGGTTTATTTCAGCTCTAGTAGGACATTCATTAGAATGAGGAACACTTAAGTATTGTATATATTTGGTTGGTATTCTATTATAAATTTCTACCCAAGATTGCATTTCCATTCTTCAACTCCTCCACTTGTTTCTTTAAGTCTTCAATTTCTTGCTTAAGTAGTTTAATACCTTCTACTGCTACTACTCCTAACATACAGTAATCTACAGATTTCATACCATCACTGTCTGTATTAACTATTTCAGCAAAGTTATTCTCTAAATCCTATGCAACAGTACCTATCTGGTGTTTATCATGCATATCAAACTCTACAGTAGGTATATTACATATTTGATCTAATGTATGATTTAATGGAGCTATATTAGATTTTAATCTAACGTCAGATTCTTTAAAGAAGCCTGAAGCATGTATTGCACCAAAAGCTCCGTCTGCACCAGCTTGACCATTACCCACATATACTGCCTTGGCCGAAGTTACTGAATCATATCTAGATCTATAGTTAATCCATACATAGTTTCCGATACTATCATTTGCAAAGTTAAACTCATTATCATGCACTATTTGTAAATTTTTAACTTCTCCAAATAGATCATTTTCAACGTATACAAAGAAGTCTTTTATATCTCCTTGTGTATCCTTTATAGAGTATGTGTTATATCCATCTAATACTTCAGAGGAATGTGCAGTCATTTTTAAGTCTGCGTAATCACTAGTATAAAAATAATTAGCACCTCCTCTAAGATATATATAGAATGTAGAAGTCTGTGTAGTCTAACGCATTTCTCCAACTGCTGTTTCTCCTCCCCATTCTCCATGCCAATTATTTAATTTATTTCTAGCATATGTATATTGCCCATGTCCATCTCCAATAATTGTCATATCAATATGCAATACAAAACCTCCATTATTTGTAGCCCAAGATGGTTTAGGGCTTATTCCCGCAGAATCATTATTCAAGCTATTCCAAATTATTAAATTACAAGGAGGTACAATACTATTAGGGTCAGCAGTAAATGATACAGGATACCAATGATTTTCATCAAAGCCTTCACCTACTAATGATACTGATTTACGTCTATCTCTATCTTTAGATAGAACGTACATATCATTCACATTTTCTACGATGAATAAATTACTATCAGTATTATCACTATCAATTACAGTTACTCTTCTACAAGTTCTTTGATTACCATTTGATATATAATAATTATAAATAAAATGCAGTTCATATTGAGTATTATCTATATTTTTCCAAGCATTTACTCCTGATAACTGTATACAGTTAGTATCTGGAGTGTCTTTAACGTGGAAAAAATATCGAGTATGTGTTTTTAGTATATCATTAACTATAGATCTAAAGTTAGCAGAACCACCAAAAACTGAACTTATATCACTAGAAGCTCTATCTTTTTCATGATATACAATTGAAATAATATCCCTAATATCTTGTAATTCAATAATGTTTATATCAGAACTACTAGATCCACCGCTCACTTCTTTATAAGTACCATTATCAGATAAGTATTTAGTACCATTACCATTGGTAATAATCTTATCTATTTTGCTTTTATCAGTAGGTACAAGTATACCAGCTTTACTAGCTGTTGCAGAATTAATGTTTATAGTTGTTCCTGATAATGTTCCGTCTACAATAGACGTCTTATCTAAAGATATATTTACACTATCGTTATCACTATCGACAGTAATATCGGTAGCTACCAATTCAGGTATATTATCTACTCTCTACTTTAAAGCATTACCATCTGTAGCACTAAATTTACCATTAAGAGCAGTTTGTGTAGCAGTAGATATAGGCTTATTAGCATCAGAAGTATTATCTACGTTGCCTAATCCTACTTGATCTTTAGTAACTTCATGAGGATTAGACTTATTATTAATATGTGTTTCTAAATTAGTCTATACAGCATCAATATCAGAAGTAATACTAGCTTGATCTTTTAAACCATCTAATTTAGTTTTATCTGATGATGACATTAAACCTGCTTGAGATATAGTAGCTGAAGTAATAGTAAGAGTATTTCTACCTACTTGCTATGCTTCTTGTCTATAAGTAGTAAAATTTAAAACTGCTTCAGTAGTAGATTGATTTACATTTACTGTATCAATAATTAGTTTATCGGGTATTCTATTCAATTTATCTGTAGTAGCTTTACCCTTATCTCCAGGATATGCAGTAGAACTAGTTTCACCTAATGCCAATGATTTAGATATTTCTACATAGTCTGTACCTGACCATCTATAAGTTAAATTAGTATCTTGTACTATATATATCTTACCAGATTCGCCAGTACCAGGTAGATTACTAAATGTATCAACTTCTATTACATCATCTACATAAGACGGTAATTGAGCAGATGGAATAATACCACTTTCATTCAAAGAAGCCAAACCATTTGGAGCACCTTTGCTGTTTATAAACTATTGTACTTTACTATTAAGTTCAGACGTATCTCCTATAAGTATCCAACTACTCTGCTTAGTGTAGTCAGCTCCTGGCTATAATTGATATACTTCTCCAGGTCTATCTTTACAGGAAACTAACATACAATCATATTTCCATATACCTCCTTGCTCATCAGTCCAAGTTTCTGGTTTTACTAGATCTGCATATGAGTTAACTAACGATCTAGCTTCGAGAGGGGCATCTTTCTTTACTTCAAGATTACCACTAAAATTAAATGTTCCTCTATCTCTCATAATTAAGCGAATGTTATTTTAAATGAAGATGAACCGTTAGTTCCATCATTACGAGTATATACTTTATATTGTGTTCCAGTTCCCTATACATCTATAGTTTCAGTAGTAACTGAGAACCTACTTACATCGTAGTTTTCATATTGACCACTAAGAGTATTAAGCAAAGTGATTTTAGTTACATTGAACTTAGATGGTAGTTTGAATATATGCTTATTACTTGCTGTTTCAGCTACAAATGTTACATCTAGTGTTTTATTTGTAGTTAAAGGTAATTTAGCAAATGCAGTAATATTGTCCTTATTAGTATAGTAAGGATAGACACCGGTAACATTTAATGTTTTGGAATTAGAAGGAATCGTACTAGTCTTTGTAGTAGTATCTTTAGGCTCTGTCTTATGTTCTTCATTAGTTTTACCTAAGTTACTACACGCATAATATACAGGCATAGAAGCAAATGTAGCGTTAGCTGTAGGTCCAGTTATATCTACTTTCACTGTATTAGTACCTTCAATAGCTTTAAATGTTTTACTATCTAAAGTAACCTAAGCATGATTAGTATTAGCAGTAGCATTTTCTACACTTCCGTTAGTAGTACGCTTCATAGTATAATTAACAGAATTCAAAGCTACATTACTAGCATTAACTGTAATAGTAGTATTAGAAGAATCCTTTGTATTATCATTAGAGGAACTATAACCGTAAGTAAATCCACTATATGTTCTTGCTGTAGTAGACATAGTAGCAGCAGATAATGTAGTCTTCCCAATAGTAACAGTAGCACCTACTTCTACTAAGCCTGTATTACTTAATGTAAATGAAGGAGCTGCAATAGCTGCACTAACTGTACCTTCTTTGAACACAAGATTAGTAGGCCATAATTCTTTAGTAAATAAAGATACAAATAAATCCTACATGCTTGTATCAGGACTAATACTGTTTATACCAGCTTTGTTAAGTAAGTCAGCTAACGGACCACCTGCAACCGGTATAGCATCAGTAGTCTTTATAGTTTCTGTAGTATCTTCTATTAATTCCTGATAATTACCATTATCAGTTAAATACTTATTACCATCTCCGTCAGTAACTATCTTATCTACTTTTACTTTATCTGTAGCAGACATAACGCCTGCATTACTAGTAGTAGCTGATGGAATAGTTTTACTACCTTGAGCATCACCATCAAACAAACCTGATTCCTGTTTAACGTCATACTCATAGTTGAAAGTAACAGTTGAACCATCTGTAGTAAAGTCTGCAACTTCTCTAATGACGTTATCAGGTAAACTATTAGCTATATCAGCTAAATGCTTACCTTTACCACCATCATACGCAGTACCAGTTACTTCTCCAATAAATAGTCTTTCTGACATAACTACCATATCATTACCATCCCAAAGATGTATGATATTAGTTCTGTTGTACTCATCTAAACCTACTAATACATATACTTTAGATGTAAGTGGGTCTAACATATCCCACTTATTAAAACTTCTAACGTATAGTTTCTTATTTTCTTTGCAGTAGTAAATATCTCCTTCTTTAGCTTGATATAACAGTAAGTCCATTTCTGATACTGTATCTACAAACTTCTATATTTTTATTAAAGCTTGTAGTTCTAAATCACTATCAGATATATCCCCTATATAATCTATTAAGGACTATATACTTAACTTACCATTATGAATGCCATCTTGAAAAGGAATTATTTCTTTACCATTGAGATCTTTCCTTTCGACTAACTGACTTATTCTAATTCCTTTTGTAATCATATTACTTATTCTGTTTTTAATGCATTAATAGCATCTATAATAGCAGGCTTACAGTATTGATTTACAAATTGCATAATAATTTGCATTTCTTCATCTGTATATTCTAGCTCATCTTCAGAATTATATATCTTTAAAGCTAACGAATGAGCTTTAATACCACTACCTACTTCATAAATCAATTCACCTAATTGTTGTCTCGCATCCATACAAATTTTATTTGTTTTTTGGATGTCAGTGTATACTTCCAGTTGTGCAAAATTTATTTTCATAATTAAATAGATCTACTTCTAAGTATTGCATAATATTTGTTTTGTGAATATACTAATAGAAAATCCATAACATCTCCTACATTCACAGTAATCCATTCTATTCTATTACCATTATTATCATATAATATAGGTCTATTAGGATCACTGTCATTATTTCCTCTACCCCATATATTGCATTCTTTTGGATTACTACGTGGGTTATAAACAAATGTTACAGGAACGGCCCATTCAACAGTTTGTATGGCTAACTTTGTTTTTACGCTATCAAGATGTGGTAATCCATACCACATACGTCTAACGCTACTACCTATAAATATAGTCCTTGAATACTATTGATACAGTATCTAGTTTTCAGTAGGATCTGTAGCATAAGCAAATTTATAACCTACTACATCCCCATGTAATGACAAACTTCCAAAGCCGTATATTGCCATATTACGAATTAAACTACCAGTAATATCAAAGTACAGACCATCATTTATCTATGCAGTACTAAAATCATTAGCATTACTTTTAAAAGAACCAAAGTATGAGTAGCCTAAAGAATTAGGAGTACCTATTAATGCTTCTCTTTCGCCTTCCTTAAACTTTATATAACTAGAGAATAACTTCATTCCGTTTGTCTCTGTACCACCAAATAGCACACCTGTAATTTCAAGTGACTAAATAGTACCAGATAATGCTTCTATTTCTCCCCTTATGGATGCGTTATTAGCTACCATTCTACCATCTTGTCTAACTAAAAATGGAGCTTTAGATCTATTTTCTTCAGTAGTACCAGCCCATATTCTTACAGAGTTATTGTCATTTCCACCTTCACCAGTAATACCAGCTACTACATGGAAATCATTAGATGTATTACCAGTTTGATAACCAACTCTTAATGAGTTACCAGTAATAAAGTCTAATTTAGCATTTTTAGCTATAATCAAATCAGTATAAATACTAGCTACATTCTGAGCTAATTCTTCCCAATATTCAGCTCCACCGGGAGTACCAGGCTAGTTATCACTAGAAGATAAGTGTTTGCCTTGTCCGTGACCTCTATCTATAGTAGATATACATTTGTATGCTTTATAACCTGTAGAAGTTCCTAAATCTTTAATTAAAGCAATATCTAAGTACCTCAATGGTTGTACTGTTGGAGATACTTCACTTTCATTGCAATATAGTCTACCAGGCCACCATTCAGACCTACGTACTATTAAACCTTCTCCTGTATCACCTTTAGATACCTGCATTAACCAATCCGGATTACTATCGCTAGGTTTAGTATCGGTACCGTTTATATTAACACATAACCATAAGTAACCTAATACACTTACTCTATCATAGTAATCATAGTGAGTGTCTGGTTCCCAAGGTCCTCTATCATTAGCATATCTTATCTCTTCTCCATTTGGCTTTACTTGAGTAATAGTACCGGTAAAGTATACTGAATTAAGATATGCCGAATATCCTCTCATATCGTAACCAAACATATTGAGATTATCAAGATTACCAAATTGCATTGCAATATTCTTAGCCTTCTAATCCCAAGTATTCTAGTTTACTAAGTAACGTGTATAAGTACGAGTTGAGTAACAAGATGTTTGGCGATCTACATTAGTTTTATTACCATATGCAACAAAGTTCATTTGAGCACATGGGTGAAACGTCATATTCCAATAATCATCTACTGGCCTAAGCTTGTAACCAAATTTCTTATTTTGTGCATCTAGTATGTTAGTAACTTCAAAGTAAACAGTATAGAAACCCGCAAACTTTCTATTACCTCTACCATCATCTTCATCGTGTTCAGCATTTTCATCTGTCTTCTCTGAATGATATATACCCATACATAAGTCACCCATTGATACAGCCCCGTATTCTCCTTCTTCTAGTTTCAGTGTAATAACACCTGAATATTCATCTGTTTGTTCTACACTTTCTATTACACCTGCGCCAGGAGCATTCCACTTATCTCCTAATTGAATCTCTACACGATTATATCTCAATTCAGGTACTTCAAGGAATTTACGTAAAGTAAGACTATCAAATTCAGCATGACCATATCTGTCAATCTTACCACCAAATCCTGTAAGACCTGATGCAAAACCTTCTTGACCAAATATTGCTGATTCTTTAAACCATACTTCGTAAGCAGTAGAATCAGGCTTGATCTTACTTAAGAATACATCATCATATATCTCTGTATTCAGGTTCTTATTAGTCCACTTCTATAATTCACTATCCCATGCTAATGCGTTGTCATTACGTAAATTATTAATAGATACATCTTGTAAATCAACTAATTTACCAAGTAAGCCAGTTACTACCTTATTAGCAGCAATATTTGACCATCTTTTACCATCATACTAAAGTAAGTCTAATTTAGCAGCATCTACTATATTAGTATCCTTCATCTACTCAATACGATTCTATAGATTAATTTGAGTTTGTAGACTGCCTATATTATTACGTAATTCTTCTATATCAGATGTATTAGCTGATATATTTTCATTAGACTTATCTAAGTCTGTATCTTTAGCATACTATATTAGACTATCTGATATAGTCTTAATAGATGTGGTATTTTTCTGTACTTGTTCTTCTAATGGAGTCATTTTTCACAAATTAAAAGTTCGTCATAGAATGTTTTTATACCTAAATCTACTCCTAAACTTTGTTCTAGCAGTATTGCTTTATCATCAGTTTCTGAAGTATCCTTCCACATTTCATCCAAAGGATGTACTAACTTGCTTATCAATGCTCTAAGACAATCTATTTGTTCATCTGTAAACTTTAAATCACTTTCTAATAGACGAGCAATATGATTAGCACAAACCCATTTACGTATACAAGGTATACCTTGATTAGAGTTGTACTTAACTTTTAAGTTATACTCTTTACCTATTCTATATATATCATCTATTAGCATAATGAACAAACTCCGTTTCTACAAGTTTTATTACAAGCAAAGCAATCGTGGTTATTGTAGAATGTAGTTTTAGTATCTAAACATATATTTAGCATTCTAGCTATATCTGTATAATACTGCACTGCATCGTCTATTAAGTTATTATTGATAGCGTAATTTAACAGATCTTGTTTCAATAAAAACAATATCATTCTATCTATTTGCTGATCATCTAAACAAGCACTACAGTTCTTACATAACAATTCTACTTCTTTATAGTATATATCAGCTTGATTGAAAAAGAATTGACTTGAATTATCTATAGTAGCAATAAACGCACTCATACACATATTTTCTAATTTATTAGAATCTATTACTATAGATAATCTCTATTCGTCAATCTTTACATCAGAGCTATAGTCTGTACCTAATACTAATAATCTATATGAATGCTTATCAGGATTTACTGAACTCCTGTTAGAATAGTTATTCAGTGTGTCTATGTATAAATACAAATTAGAATCTACTGAATCAGGTATCTTTGTATCTAATTCTACTACTATGTTGTGTTTTACTATTGTTATACCAGTTATCTTCATATTAATACTTTTAAATAAAAAAAGGCTACAGGGCTATTTAGCCCCATAGCCCTTGTCAGCACACTGAAACACTGTTTTTATTATGCTACAGTTTCACCTTTGATAAATGACTGAATACCTTTATCAACGATAGAATTAACCATACTAGGACAGTATACTTCCGTAGTCAACGGAGTAGTCTTAATATATTGGTTGTCATTACTCAGATACAGGTTATCATTTTCAATTACTGCATAGTCATAAGAAGTACCTTCTACTACTTTGCGAGCCTGTTCTACTTCAGGATATGCACCAGTAAACACATGACCTTTATAGCCCATGTAGCGTACTTCTGCATCACGAACTTGCTTCCAGAAACCTTTACCAGGATTACCTGGAGTCTTAGCAATAGTAGCACCAGATACTGCTTCCGGCTGATTAGCAAGCAATGCACCAGGAACAGTATGATACAGAGATACTTCCATATCTACTACAGAGTATTCATTCAGAGAATAAACACCTTCATTATCATCTTTAACCATAGCAGTCAAAGTGAGAACAGCAGCAGCATTCTCAGCCTGAATACGACGATTCTTGTGAGCATTAATTTTCTTTACAAAAGCTTCCGCTAATTTCTGTGCTTCATTTGATTCAGCATATACTTCATAAGTATGAGTAAATTGGAAGTTATTAGCTTCAATATCTTTATACAATACACGAAGTACATATCTGTGACCAGCTACAATAGTAGCATTAGTCAAAGTAATAACTACTTTATCTTGAGTAGGTTCTACATGCTGACCGATTACGGCAGATGGTTTAGAACTCTTCTGAATCTCATTAGAGAATTCAATATTAGCTTTCTAAGCAACATTACCATCAGGCATAGTAACATTGATCTTTTCACCTGCAACACCTACATAGAGTGAGCTAGCCTTAGCGGCTTCTGCTGCTGTTTTAAGGATAGCTTTATTCTGATCAAACAAAGCTACTTCACCAGCATTCAAAGCATCTACAGTAGTATAGCTAGCAGGACATTCCTTACCGATAAGAACGGTGTGAACTGAAGTTATCATATAATGTAATTGTTATTTTAAATTAGACATATTAAGCGCTTCTGTCTATTTTCGCTTACTTTCTACTTTCCTAACTTGTTTAAAAGTTTAATTTCCACGTCAATAAGCGCTTTCTGTTAATGTTATTCCATTGAATTTACTTCATTAGAATATACATTATAATTTGGTAAAGTAGCTAATATTAACTATACTGCTAATTTAACTATTTCCATATGAGTATGACTAGGAAGGTCTGTATACTCATCAGTAGGATTAGCTTTAAGGTCTACTTTACTTGGTTTCTTTAAATACTCAATAGTATATTCAGCTACCTTATAATTACCATCAGTATATAAAGTAATAGTATTATCCTACATGAGTTTGATAGGTTTAGCTTTAGTATACTTTAGATGATACTCTGATAATGAATTCTCTTTGATTCTGTCTACAGTTTCAATAGTACCTTCTATAGTATCACTATACTTAACTTTATAGTTACCTTCAGAATCTTTCTCCCAACAATCATTAGTAATACCATCTGCAGGAGCTATACCTGCTGTATCACCTAATAGTATTACATAATCGTCAGGTAAGGTAACTGTATAGGTTTCTTGATTAACCTTAGTAATGCCATTATCTTTATAAGTGTACTTTGTAACCAAAGTACGTAAATCATCAGTACGTTTCTAGTCCTACTCGAAGCCTCTTTGTTTGAAATTGATACCTGAATATCTAGTCTTCCAGAACTTATCGACAGCTTCATTAATAAATGATAATATAGTATCAGATGGTAGTTTATTATCAATAGCTAATGTAGGACTAATCAGCTATAGTCTTCTTTCTACCTCTATTTGCATTTCACGTGGACTCATTATTCATTCAAGCTATCAAGTTGTACTTTAGTCTGTGTTCTCTGAGATTCTATAGTCTCTAGTGCTATTTCTACAGCTCTATCAATTACCTCATTTAATATGTAATCAGGAACCTCAGTGATATCCTTATTGTAGTCTGTATAGCTTATGTTCTGAGGATACTTAATATAAGTAATATCAGCAGTATAAGTATCAGCAGACATACGTATAGGATCTATATATATCTTCAGTGTATTATCTTCTAATACTGCTACAGGGGTTTCTATCCAAGGCATATTATTATATGTCTATAAGAATCCTTTAGCCTTTTCATGATCTATAAGTGTACATATAGCAACTTCATCATTGAAGTGTAATACACAATCTACATAGAACATTCTCTTAAGTTCTTGATTGTCTTTAAAGAAATTAGATAGAGTAAGAACATTAGAGCTAGAGTATGGATATACTAAAGGTTGTGCAGTATCTGTCTTAATTAACTTCTATAAATCAGCAATACGCTTAACGGCACCTTCGAATCCTACTTTCATAGTATTGTTACCGGTGTACTTATTACATATTACTTCTATATAAGCCTAATTAAGAAACAAATCTATTTCTTCAGGAAGGAATGCAGGGCAGCCACCGAAAGCGACTGCCTCTGAATTCTTATCCATGAGAACTTTAAATGCCTTATGTAAATCAGATATCTTCATTATTTGGATTTAATTTCATTCATAATGGCTAACTTAATGTCTTGATTTTTCTTATCTTGTAAGTAAACAATAACATCATCAATACCATTACCAATCAGATCTGTACCAAAGAAGTATTGAGTTCTATTCTTACGAATAATATTTTTAGCAATAGCTTCTTCAATGACAAAGTTAATTTCTTTATTTGGGTTATTTACCCATTTCAACATAAACTTATCAGGTGCTGTTTCAACTTGTTCAGTAAGCTTAGCTTCAACGAGTTCATTTGACATAGTATCTGATTTCATACCATATAAACGTAAGCACTTACGCATATCTTCAATAGACATTTTATCTAATTCTCTATATGCTTCACGCTTAATCTTATTGATACGATTAGCTTGTTCTGCTTCAGAGTCTTTATTAATCAGTACATAGTCTTTAGAAGGATTCATATTGGCTAATCCGTCTGCTACTCGTTTGTGACCTTTAAGGAACAAATATTGCAGTTCATCCAATGGCTTATCTGTATCCAGTATTAAGTCTCTTTTACCAAGTTTAACTGCGAAGGTAGTCCAAAAATCGCTATTAGGAGACAACTCACCTTCTTCTTTATTTAAGGCTTTCTCTAATCTACGAGCATCTTCTGTACTCAAGCCAGTGTAGATATTACCAGATCTAGTCCAGTAAGGTCCTACATAATCAAATGTTGTAGGCCATTTTGTAAGTCCGGTCCAAGGATTTACTTTAACTATTCTAACGATTACTTCCATAATACAATGTATTAGATTTATCCTGTTATTAAGCAGCAACGTCTAGAGAATGGTTGTTATATTCTTCTAACGTTATCTTTCTAATGTAAACATTTTGTTTTTTCCAAAGTTTCGGAATCTCTGGTTCGCTGTAAGTTCTAACTAAAGTTATTGTAGTATTATAAAATCTAGCACAATCTGCTTTAGATCTAAATACATTAATAATATTATTATTTGCGTCAAGTACAGCTACAGGTTGTTGACACTTCTCAACTAAATTCATTATATGGTTGTGTAACTTTTCCGTAGTTTTACCTTTTCGCATCTCAGACATTTTCTTCTTGGTCTCTTCAGATGCTTTTCTGCCAATAGCTTTTTGACGCATTTTTTCTTTAGTTTCTTCAGAATGCAGTCTACCAAATGTACCGTCTCCGCCTTCCGTTAAGTTATAACCCTTCTCTCTATTCATAGAATCATACTGTTTAATCCAGTACTTTTCTCTTTCTTTCAATTCCTCATACGTTTCGGCAAAATCAATTATTTCTAATGTGAAGTTTTCCTCTCCGTATTTAGCCATTGAGCGATGGATAGGAGCAGGTTCGCCGGTACGAGCTTCATACCAATGGTGGCGATATCTTGCACCGGCGCCCTGATTTGTTATTCCTATATAAACTTTTCCTGTAACTTTATTAGTGATTTTGTATACGTCATTATTTTTCATACAATATAATTATTAGTTATATTATATTAAACGTACAAAATATAAAAAAGTTACTCGAGAATAGGTTAATTTAACTTAAATTAATGTTCGACTTACTCCAAAATGAGCTCTCCACACGCACGAGGATCACGCAACATGATACCCATTTCACCAAGGAAGAATACGGTGTAACCGTCCTTACCATTAGATCTCAGAGTATCTTTAGACTTAGCATAACCATTCGGAGCTACAGCACCACCAGTATACCAAGTTACGAATTCACGATCTTTACGTACTACTTTAACGATGTTAGCTTCACCATCACGACGACCAAGATCCAAGAAAGTCATACGATATGATTCCTTCGGTTTCAAGGTTACCGGATGCAATTCACGGTTATAAGTAGTATCATCGTACAGCGGGAAGTACTTCAGAGTCAACTCGATACCGTTGGTCATTTTGTAAGTCTTGAACTGACCACCAAAAGTAAGGTTATCACCAGAACCAGTTACAAATACTGTATCCATCAGATTCATAGTAGCTACCTTCTCTTTCAAGATACGGTCAAACTCACGCATACCCATTTCACCAGTCAAGGCAACAAACTTACGTTCGTTAGTACCAAGACAGTTGTAAGACAGATCGAACAAGAAGTCTTCCAACATTTCACCAGTTAAACGAGTGTAATAACGTCTGTTAGACGGAGCAATCTGTTCCAACAAACCAGCACCGATAAATACCGGACGGCCGTTAGTACCCTTCAAATTACAAGAACCGTCTTTGTTTACATTAGTCTTCATGTAAACCAACATACGTTCACATCTCTTATACCATTCACGCAAAGCTTTCCATTCCTGATAATCAGCCCACAAGTAAGAAGTCTTACCAGTTGCAGGATCTTTCAGAGCAATAGCCATTACAGTAGAATAGGCAGAACCAGTGATATCGTAGTTAATACGAATCGTAGTAAGGTAGTTACGCATCTTGAAGTGAGTGTTATAGTTCAAGATATCACCCTCTTCACTGTATTCCTCATATGCAGAAGCAAGACGAGAAACCTGCTTTCCAGCTTCAAGATATTCAGCAGGAATATAAGATGAAGGTTGACCATCGGCTACAAAACAAGTATATACCCACAGATTTCCATCTTGATAAGGTGCGCCAGATACACGTACTTGGAATTCCTTGTTATCAAACTCAAGAATAGCACCAGGACCAAACCAGTTATCTTCCAACCACAACATAATAGGTGTGTTACCCAAACCTGCAGTAGAAGTAGAAGTAATAGCTGCGCCATTCCATTTAGCGTCTCTAATTGTTACGGCACGGTCAGCATCGATCATTACAGACCATTCAAATGAAGGCTGATCGATAGTCATAACGTTGCCAAGACCACCTGTCAACATATCCAAAGAAGTGCTATAGCCACTATCTTTAGTACCGAATACATAAGACAGAATGGTAGAAACCTGATACGGATTCTACTGAGAAGCTACAGAAATCTTCGCAGTATCAATCAGGTCAGAAAACCACTTACCTTTGTATAGTTGCAGATTGTTAAGAATACTGTTATCCATAAAAATACTAGTAATTTAATTTATTTGTTTTAATTTTATTATGCGACACGTAGTTGTCGTGCAAAAGTATCCCAAATAGTTGAGGTACTGTCATTGTTTATAACTTGCTTCCTAGACTTCTTAGTAACTCCACTTCCTCTCAAACTATTTTTGAAATTATCTAGAGCGTCTTTCTTACCTTTCTGCTTTGCAATAGTAATCAAACTATCACCCTTCATAGTAAAGTAAGCGGAAGTAATCAAATTCTTAAGGCTTTTAGCATAATCTTTCTGATACTTGGTAACACCTTCTGCATCAGGTTTAAATATATATTCCAACAAAGCTCGTTTGTCTTTTTCTGGAATTTCAATACCATAAATGCTATCCATGCCTTTTATTTCAGAGACAACGTTATTAAAGAATGTCTGTTGCTGCTTCTAAGCCTCTCTAGCAGACTTTTGTTGCTCCTCTAATAGCTTTTCCTTCCTTTCAGCTTTGATGTCTTTAAGAGCCTCTAATGCATCCACAGCTTCATCTTCAAGAATACCAGCATCTTCATACTTGGTAATCTTCTTATCAATCAGTTTAGCAGAGAGGCCTTTCTCTTTCAAAAACTCCTTTATAACTAATTTCTGATTTATTTCGTTATCCTCCACCTCGATATTGTCAAGATCAATATCAGCGTCAATACTAAAATAATCTTTAAGGTTACCTCCATTGCGTACAAATTCATCAAGTTTCTCTACTTCCTCACTTGCATACTGAGGTACAGAGTTTTCTTCAATTACATCTTTAAAATATTCAATAAGGTCTTCTGCAGTCTTAGGCTTATCTTCATCTTCTACATCAGACCAACCCAATTGTTCAGACAATGAATCAAAGAAGTTAACGATTAGTTCTTCGGAAGTAGTTCCATCATCGGAATCTATATCATCTTCCTCTCCTTTCTCATCCACAGTGTCATTATCCTTGTCAGTCTTAGTTGTCTTCTTACTAGACTTCTTAGTTTTTGAAGGCTCATTAGTTTCAATGTCGTCGTCTTCTTCACCTTTGCCATCTACATCATCTTCTTCCTCTTCTTCATCTTCTTTGTTATTTGTAGATTTCTTACTTGTTTTACCTCGTAGTGCTTCCAACTCCTCATCTGTCAGCTCTTCAACTGCATCAAATTCATTATCAATATTATCAATCTCTTTAGTTTTATTAGCACCTACATTAGGATTAAGGCTTTCAAGAATAGCCTCAAAACCGTTTAATGTGTTCTTATTTTCCATAATTATTTAATAATTAGATTTATTTCTTTTTTCTCTTTTTAGCCCACTTCTTAGCCTGAATAGCAAAATTAGCTCTGCGTCTCTATAGAGTAGAGGCTTTTGGATTATTCATTACACTGTGTGCATGTTCTTGTACACTTTGACCTGCGGCTTTGGCAGACTTTGTAAATTTACCTCTATTCTTTTTCTTTATATGTATCCCTCCATACTTATAGCTAGGTATTGGATACTGTGGATATTGTAACATATTAATAATTCTTAGTAGCTCCTAATTCATAGCATCTTCTTATTAAGAATTCTATTACTTCGTGAGCTTCTTCCTATGTAAAATATTTTTTATCTTCAAATAGCTTGATTGCATTTATCTAATCTTCTGATAAGATGTCCTCTATGTTATAAGAATCCTGTGACGGAGGCATTATAACATCTGGTAAGTAATGATATGAATGCTCCTCTTTGTATTTATCTAAAGTATTAACCCCTGTCACATAAGTATATAACTTACGATCAGTCTCTGTTTTCATTGCTTGTAAAATATTTATTTGTTCCTACCGCTCCTACTCCAAGTAATGGTATAGTATTAAACCATTTTGTATAAGATCTCATAGATTTAAACTATTTGCTAGCCTTCTTTATAGACTACATACCTTTTGGTAACTTACTTATTGCTTGTTTTATTAGGTCTGGAGTAACTATCTAATCTCTTGTATCAATCATTTTATTTGCATACATAAATTCTCTTAACTGATTCATATATGCTTTCTACTCAGTAGGTTTACTATAGTACTTAGTAAGTTTATCTGTATTTGGATCTATACGACTAAATGGTTTTAACGCAGATCTCATCCAATAATATAAATTACTGTTAGCATCCGCATCTGCTGCTTTATTTTTCAAATAATCTGCACTATGATTCATTTCGTGTATAGTAGTACCATATGGCACACCATTAATGTCATACTGATATTCGTATTCTCCCATTTTAGGAAATTCACCTCCATCCATATGCCTTTTAGTTGACTCAGTAGTAGTAGCCATTCTAGCTCTAGCATTATCCTCAAATGCAGTTCTTTTAGCTTTAGGTAGTAACTCTGGACTATTATTATAAGCATCTATTAAATCTGCATATATCTAAGTATAGTCATCACCGTATTTTTCTTTTACCTACTAAGCTCTACGCATATAACTAGGATCGTCCATCAATCTCTAAACGGTTTCATAAGTTTCATTATTCAACCTAGCTGACATTCTACGTTCTTTCTCTCCTAATTTAACAGCTTTATCCAAAGCATTTGATAAACTACTACGGTAATTCTTTACAGTAGGAGTACTCCTCCTTACAGTACTAATTGCTCTAGGTACAAAAGGAATCATAGTTGCAGTAGCCAAACCAACTCCTAACCAATCATTATTCCTTGCTGCATTATATGCATCTTTAGCAGATAATACATCTCCTATAGGAGTCACATTAACGGCATCTTCTAAATCTATTACAGGTTTAAGTCCTTGTTCTTTAGGCCTACCATCTGGAGTTCTACCTAACTTAGTATTAATAGCCTTAGTAAATTCATCATCTGGATCACCTACCTCACCACCATTAGCCATATACTATACTGGATCCTAATACATATTATATGCAAATGTATTAGTAAGTTCTGATATGTCTGCATCTTCTAATGACTCCCATTGTTCTGGTATCTTAGCTCCTTTACTACGCATATTACTTATATCTTCAGGAGTAAGTTGTCTATTAGGATCTATATAGTAATTACCCTAATCATCTTTCAGATTTGAATTATTACCTCTAAAGTCCCAAGTCTGTGCATGTTTCTCATTAGCCTAATTAACATAATCTTCATATGAACTATCAGAATTACTAATGCGTACATTAGGAGAGGCATTAAGTATAGCTGGAGTATTGTCTCCTACCATATGACCAACACCTTCATGCCAAGTATTAGCAGGTCTTAGTGAAGTATAACTGTGAGCTTTTGGATTAGCAAAACCCTTAGTACCTTTTTCCTTAAGTATATTAAGCTATTGATTAATCTGAGCATCCGTAGGATTATAACCCTATCTTACCATATTATCTCTCATAGCTTCAGTAGGGGTTTTCCATGTAGCTTTATCTATATTAGATAATACACTGCCTAATTTATCTCCTCCTATCTAATCTGAATATTTTGGATTCTTAGCTCTCTCAGTATACCAATAGTTTGCAAAGTCTTTTTGATATTCATTCTGATTCTAGAACATCTTGTTGTAATCAGGTCTTCCATCTACTAAAGACTATTGCATTATATCTCTTCTGGTCTTACGTTGAAATTCATCTACTTCTCCACCATTCTGAAAACTATCTGCTTTAGTATAATATCTTTTCCAAAATGTTTCAATATCAACAACAGGAAGATTATTATTAACGCGATAAGCTTTATATGCTTCGTATTCCAACTATTTAGCTTGTTGATTAGTAAGAGGTATAAGCTAAGTAGTAGTACCTGGTTCATAGCTTTTTACTTTTATTGCATTTAAGTTTTCACTTGCAAAATCTCTAACATCTCCAGGAGTAGTAAAAGCTATAGGATTTACTTTTTTACCAAATACGTTTTCTAAAGCACATCTAGTTGCATCAGAACAATTGTTTGTAATTAAATTGTATTTTCTTGCTGCTCCACTTAAACTAATAGATGATTTTTCTGGAGTTATTATTTCGCTATGACCTGTAAAAGGATATCTACTGGTTATAGGATAATATGTATTTAATTCAGCATATAGCTATTCAGGACCAATCTTAACTTCGGGTAATTCGCCAGCATTAAACTAATAGTATCCTGATTTTAGAAGAGATTCGGTGATAGATTTATCGTTTTTCATTATTCTCTCGTATTGATTCTCCCCATCTCTCGTTTCTATTCTAGCCAACTGTTCCTTGTTAAGAGAATCTACTATAGGAGTATTATTCTATCCACCATCCGCAAAAGCCTATATAGGAGCATCATACTTAGAAGCAGTATAAGTACTTCCATCAGGTAACCAGTAAGTGTGATAGCCCAATTTCTCATCCTCTGCTAAACCTTTCCAATAAGTAGGATGTATTGAAGACTTTAATACCTTACCAGTACTAGGAACTCTGGTAGGTAAATGATATGAGCCATCATCCTCTAATGTAGGCTATGCTCCAGAGTTATAGGCACCTACCATATCATACTCAGTATCATCTGTATATTTAAGATTATCCGGTAAGCTATTTCTCCAATCCCAATAGCCTTTACCGGGATTGTTTTCCCGGTAAGACTTTAGGTTTTGCATTCTCTATTTAAATGCTTGTTTATCCATAATTCAATCATTTACTACCTTTTCCGCCTTTTCCTTTTTTACCGCCGGATTTCTTTCCACCACATGCCATAATTATTTCTCCTTTTTACTTTTATAACTACCTATTTTTAAATACTTAAACCACGCATAGTGCTTACGCTCTTTACAATAGTTTAGGTTCTTATCATTATTGTGTGCTTCTTCTTCGAAGCTAACATCGTGATATCTATCACTCTGTTTATTCCATTTACAGGACAGCATTATACAAAGATATTCTATAGCATACCATAAGTAGAAACCAATCCACAACATTTCTTGCATCTATTTCAAATGGATTTTCTCATGGTTATACTCTGTCATTGTAACTACAGCATCATTTCTCTGGAATATAACACCAAACAGATTTATCAATTTATAACCTTTAAAAGGTATAAACTTATTCTTAATTATCTTCATAATTATTCCAAAATTCTTCTTTACTTATTCGTATAAAGGTGCATTTAAGTTTATTCATATAACCTTCTTTATATTCTAAAGCATATTTAATACCACCTTTATCTATACCTAACTTACGCGAAGCTTCTTTGAGAGATGGATAATACTTAATATCATTACTAAATATACATTTAATATAATATCCCTCTGGTCTGTTGTTAATATTAGAATACCGTTTTATAGAACTCTATGATAAGTGTTCACTCCATTCCTTTCTCTTCTATTCAGACATATCTGGATATCGAGGAATAGAATAACCATTATTATATTTTTCTTTCATTGTATTAGACTATTTTGGTTTTCTTTTACCGGTATTAGCCTCACGAATTTTCTATACTACATCTGGAGGTAATTTTTTGCCTTTTCTTGCTACACTCAACTTCTACTTAGTTTCTTCAGATAAGTGTTTTCCAGCTGATGCAGCTTGTGCATCTATGTTATATCCAAATTCTCTATTAGCTGAATCATAGTAATCTATGTACTGCTATTCAAGTTTTAAACATTGATCTGGTTCGCAATATTCTAAAGGCTCAAATATTAAGTATTCTTCATACTTATTCCAAGCATTCTATAGATGTTGATTACTGTGTCTATGTGCTTTAAGATTTCTTTTATGCTCTTTTAATCTTCTTTCAACATCTATAGAACTGCCAATGTATCTCTTATTAGTTTCAGTATTAAATATCTAATAAACTCCCGCCATTATTTCTTACTTCTAGCTGCTTCTGCATTAGTCTTATTCTTCAGAGCTGTACGCGCTTTAAGCTGTTCTCTCTTGTATGCTTCTGCATCTTTTTGTTTCTGCAATTCCATTTCCTGCTTCATCCTATCTTTTTCAAGTTGGATTTTCTTGTTTTCAACATCACGTTTCATTTCAATTTCACGTTTCTTGTTATTCAACTCAAATCGTTTAGATGCTGCATCAGAATTAACCTTCTGTTGTTCAATTGCTTGTTTGCCTATCTCGATTACATCAGGTATTCCGTTACCGTCTTGATCCATGTTTTCAGAACCTCTATACGCATTAATTTGAGCAACTGCAATCTTAGTATTAGCGTCAGTATCTATCTTATATTTTTCAAGGTCTAATTTACGATTTTCAGTATCTAACTTAGCTTCCTCGATCATAAGTTTCTCTTCCTCCATCTCATTCTGCATCTGTTGCATTTGCATTTCGCGTTCAGCTTGAGCTTGTTCCATCTGTTGCTGTTGCTCCATACGCTTTTGCTCAATTTCTTCAAGACGTTGCTTAATCATACTAACGTTGTCCATAGTAATAATTTCAGCAATATCAAGTAAGCTAGCACCATTCTGCATAGCAGGTTGCATAAGCTGTTTAAGAGCCTCTACCTGTTGTTGATTCTTGGTTGTATCATCTACAAATACATCCATATCTTCATAGAAGAATTCATCAGATAGTGTTATAAATGCTCTAGTAGCATCATCTAATATATAATGAAGACAACGCTTATTATCTTTCCATGCTACTTTTGATGTATCTAGAAGCATAGTAAGAGCTTCTTTCTTTACCTAATTATGTACCCAGAACCAAGGCTCAGTAATATGAGCAGATTGTACCACAGAACGTTCTACATTACCTACTAATTCATTAGACGCAATAGAACCCTCACGTTGTTTACTTACTCCTGAGATTTCAGATACCATGTCTTCAATCTTATTCATTAGATTAATATACTAATCAATAGTATTAGCCATACTTAAATCTAATGCCTAGAACTGATTGAACTACGAAGGCTTACCTCCCTCACGACCAGGTATATCCCAACCTTCTTCATATGGATTAATAAAGACAACACCTAAAGCTCCTAAGTAATGCATCCACTTATTTACATCAATACCCATAGATTTAGGTATCTAAGTAACGTCAATAACTGGTACTTTACCTTTATCTCTAGACATAGCTAACTCGAGACGATACCAGAGTACAATATACATGTATTGTAAAGGTTTCATCATACTTACTAATGATCTAGGAGAACTATTGGTATTATTATATACTACTCCTGTATAAGGTAATTTCTAAGAGTTTAAGTTATCTGCAGATATGTGTTGATATTCAAGTGGTTGTATACCTATATATAAATCTTCTCCCACTCTATATCCTTCCCACACTTCTATAATCCAAGACCATTCTACATTTATTTCTAGTCCTGTAACTTTATAGGATTCGTCTACTTGTAATTCATCAATCTCGCCAGTTTCAGGGTCCTAATATGTGACGAATCCTATCTTTTTAAATGACTTCCAACAGCAATGCCATACATTAATATTATCACTACCTTCAAATGGATTAGAAGTAAACCCATTAATAGTATGTGTTTTAATATGTGGATAGTCTAAAGATGTCTTTCTTACTTCTGGATTAATACCACCTCTACTAGTGTTTTCAATCATCTCAAGCAACTCATTCAATTGCTTTTCAGACATTTTGTCATAGAATCTATCATATATCTCAGTAGCTGACATAATCATCTTACGACAGCACCAATCTGAGTCGTGTATAAATTCTAAATCTGCAGTCTGATCATAACTAAAGTATAAAGGATTTACTCTCTCTAAGTAAGGATTGCCGTTAATAATACCTACATAGTATATCTCTTCTCCAGCAATTAAAGCATCTTTCCATCCTTTATAGAACTCATGAGTTATATTGAGTTTATTCTTTAAATAGTTGAGGCTATGATATGCGGTAGTTTCAGCAATATCTTTATAGTCTTTATTCAAATACTTTTGAATCTATTCGGGAGGCATTATTTCTCCAGACTATATAGCTTGCTGAAATCTCATAGCCTCTTCGGGACCCATATTAGCCATGATCATACCCATTATATAATCGGTAAGCATCTACTTAGCTCTCTCTTGTATGTCACTAGTAGCATTATCACTAGTACGTACAACTCTAAAATTAAAGGGTCTTTTAGTTTCTTCTCCGAGTAATAAGTCAACTTTAGGCTTAATTATGTTATAGTCCTGTGCAGTAGCTGGGAAGCCGTCTTTCTATTTAAAAGGGTTAGTAACATAAAGTAAATCCTTTTCATTATAGATACTATTGTATAAATCATAGTATGTCTACATCTCTTCATATCTAGTACGGCCATTATTACCACTGCCACTACTAAATCCAGATTTACCGATTATGTAATTTACGCATGCTTCTTTCCAGTCCTTTGTCTTCTTTGACATAGGTAGTTTCTATACTGGAAATGAACCAATATTTTTACTTATCATATTCTGTTAATTAAATGTATATACATCTTCATCGACTTGATTATAACTATCGTCATAGCTATAATTATCATAAGTAAATAGAGGACCGTCGAATAATAGTCGTTCTCTATTACTTTTTTTCTTCTCTTTAACAACTACATTGTATAGTTGTTCCCGATAAATCATTACCTGCATCAACGCCATGACACGGTCAAAGTTACCTATATCATTGTAACCTATAAGTTCTTCTAATAGCGGTTCTGACAGTATCTCATGCAGGTTTTTATGCCCTGGGGATTTTTCCTCATTAAGCCAGTCTTTGATCAATCCTTCACCCCATTGCTTTATCTACTTATTCATGTGGCAACCCTTCTTACGCTAAACTTTAGAATTACCAACAATATCAGATATAATGTCTGGCTAATCAGCCAACAAGTAGTCACAATGCTTAGCAGTAAAATATGGAAACAAGCCTTTGCGCTCATTTTCATACATAATTCTACCATTGTAATAAACCGCTAATTTACGTAAGTTTTCATAATATTCTTCTGCTGTAGAAGGTCTTCCAGTGTATTCAGCTACAATTATATCATAATAGTTTTCAAAGCCCTAAAAACGCTTATAAACGAATGTAGAACCTAATGAATTAGTACCTGACTAATCGTGATCATAAGGGTCTACCCCAAGTATGTATAAACCAATAGGAGCATCTTTTACAGGATGTTCCCATATTACTATAGAACCAGTAGGATCATCGTCTTTACCTAATGGATATTTAGTAATGTCACCTTGTTTCTTTACTATCCACTTTAATGATCCGTCAGATTCCCATATTAAATCCCCTATTTGTTTATGGTTGGTTAACTTCTTATTAGTGCGTATTCTTGCTAATTGTTCTTGTAGTTCTTTCTTAGGAAATATGTTACCATTGAATTCCAAACATGCTTCAGCAGGAGTAATAGGACGTTCCGCAATATATCTATCTACTGCTACAGAATTGGTAGAATTCTCAATAACTATCTTTCTTTCGGACAGTATATACTCCCTTGCTTTATAGGTCAGAGTATTACCATCATTATCCATATACAGACGATTACCTTTATCGTCACGTATATCCATGTTGGCATACTAAGGTATAAAGAATCCGCATTTAGTGTTGTCTACTGCTTCATCCCAGATGTTATTAAGTTCGAGGCAATTAAATCCTTTTGGCTTATAAAACATCTCTTTAAGTGTAGCAAAGTTAGAATCCGTATCACCACCTGTACCATATGCAATCATAGTACCAAATGCTATACCGTCTGTCTCTACAGAAGGTCTAGCAATTTGCCATGCCGCACTTAATTCTTTAAAAGAACCGGCCTCTTCAAACATAATAAGATTAGCAATCTTACCACGTACTACGTCTGGATTATCTTTCAAAGTAACTCCAATGATTTCAGACTTATAACCTACTTCAATCTTATTACCGTATTCATCAGTAACCCACATACCTGCTCTACGTCTAAGCTGAGTACTAACAGATCTCTTTTTACTCCATGCAGTATGTTCGTCAATAAAGTCCATGTAACCCCAAGCTTTAGTAAGAGTACCATCATCTGTCAAATACTATTTATTAGATGCATATACATATGACTTAGAATCAGGTATTAAATAGTAATTACGACATAGCATAGCAGCACATTTGTATGAGTAACCCTTACGTCTGGATTTCAATACACACAAATGTTTACCCTCTTCTTTGCATTGTTCTACACATTGGAAGTAGTAATAGTCATAATCCCAGAAATCAGGGAATGTAACAATGTGTTCTGATTTATTCTTACCATCCACTATACGATTAACCTAACGATAAATAGGACAGTAATTTAAATAAAAATAGTTATAGCCACTAATGAAATCTCCATCATCAGCAGTATAACCATTAATACATTTCTGCTACTCTTCCTGCCAGAAACGCATATATTCAGCCGTACCTTTAGGGTACGGACAATATGAGCCAGTTGCTATAAACTATAGTGCTGGCTTTCTAAATTTATTACTATTTAATATCCTTTTGTTAAAATCGACCATGTTTAACTATAATAAAAGGGGCACGTTTCACAACGGACCCCTTCTCTTCAAACCTTAAAACATTTTTATGAAAAAATTTAAAATTAGTGCAAAAAGCACTAGAAATAGCTCTCTAGGTTATACCAGACCCTAGGAACTGGCCGACTTACGATTCGGACCTTCATTAGCTGTGTTTACTGTTAATTACTCAGTAAGTGACTTAGGTAGTTACGTTGTATGCGCGCCATACTTCAGTTAGTTATTGGTAGCCCCACTAGGATTCGAACCCAGACTAAGAGGGTTAGAGCCTCCTGTGCTAGCCATTACACCATAGGGCAGTAAGACGTGGCTTCTTTTTAGACGCGCCACGTAACGTCGCTGATTGAATATGTTTTAACCTTATTTCTTAAACCAACCTTTGATACGTTTGGTAATTCTCTTATACCAAGGCTTAATTACCTGGCGTGCAGCTTCACATTCTGCAATTGCTTCTTCTACTGTCTTATTATCATCTGTCAGATCTACTATTATGTCTGGCAGTTCATTAGTCTTTTTCATAATCTCTTAAATTTGTTTATCTAAACGATAGTGTTATTTTTTTGTATCTCTGCAGTGTTATTTTCTAACACCAGTGGGTAATTCGAAAGGATTAATCTTAGCATCACCTTTAACCCTAGTAGTATCCATTTCTCCAGCTTTAACTGCTTTTTCCAAGAAGTCTAGAGTAACATATGTATCTTTTACTTTAGCAAATCCTGCTAAGTATTTCTCTATCTTCTTTTCATCTAGTTCCTCTTCAAGACTATCGTGATAGTATTGAGTAAAAGTATCTAGTTTGAGTCTAATACTATTTAACATTGCAAGAGTACGAGTATATTGTAATCTCTTAAATGTATCTTCAGCTATTAGTTCATCTGGAGTAAGTTGATAACCTTCTGGGAAAAATTCTTTCTTTAATGCTTCTTCTAAGATATCCTCGGTCATACTAAGTACATATGGACTATCCCATTTATTCTTAAAGACTATATAACTGATAACTGCTATAGCGTGTTGTTTGTCAGCCTTGTCTTTCTCCCATATTTTCTTAAATGCTGGAATAGCTAATGCGTCTTCGTGTATTGTTACATTACCACCTAGAATATCAAATAATTTCATTAATAGTCTCTTTTATACTCTTTTTAAATTAGAACAAGGTTCTTTACATTCACAAGGTTCATCTTTTCCTGATTGCTCTTCTTTATATGCTGCTACTTGTTCTTTAATCTCAAGTATTACGGCTAATAATTCAGGTGAATCAAATACAATAGGACGTTTGATGTATTCACCTTCCCAATTACGAATTACACCGATAATTTGCCCTTTCTTATAGGGGATATATCCTCCTACGCCATTATTAGTTATCTCATCAATGATAATTCTACCATCGTCCTCAGCGATTCTAATATCACTAAGTTCATAACATGATCGTTCACTTTTATACTTAAGATCTTCAAACGAATCTCCTATTAATGTAAAGTCTAAGTTTTTTCCAATTATAGTTTCCATATTAATCTATTCTATAACTTGTATAATATTCTTTTTGTAATCGTGCTAGTATTACTCTAGCTTGTTTCTCAGAGCAATTAGGATTTACATATTCTGGATCCATTTGATACTTCTCTATCATTCTTTGATAAATCTCCATTTCCTGTTCCAGACTTTCCTTTGTTATGTTCATCTTCATATCTCCTTATCAGATTATTAACTAATATATTTAGCGTATGAAAATCAGTACTACCTGTAAAATGTACACAAGGTATTACATCTTTATCGATATTAATTCCAAATATATCTTTCTGTATATCTCCTAATGAGCTAATGTCATAATATACATCGTAATTTCCGTCATTATTTCTGCATATATATTCAGCTTTGATATTATAGCGATTGTAAGTTCTATTGCTTAGCTCATGCCCTAAATTATCAAGCTTTTCTCTTATCTCAGATTCTTCCTTTTTTTGACACTCCTCAATATTTTCTCTATTTTTATGTTCCTTTTCAGAAATCATACTATCTATATCGAGTATATCTAATAAGCTATTGCAATCATCAATCTTCTTAGATATGCGGTTATTGAGTTTGTCAATTAAGGATTCCTGAGTTTCTCCGTGCTTACTACAGTAGAGCATTGCTATAGCATTCCAAGCTACCTGTGCAAGATGTCTACAACCGGTTTCGTTGTCCATCTCTTCTCCCTTTTCGAATAACACAAGATGTCTGAATAATGCGGCTTTATATCTAGAGTAACCATCTTTAAGTAACTGCCAAGTATTGACTCCGTACTTCTTTGATCCTTCAGTATATACTTTAACGATATCTTCTAATTCTTCTAGAGGCAATAAATCCCATCTGAGTTTATTATCTTTAAAGTCATTCTTTATTCCCTGTTTCATATTTATCAATCAACTTTTGACAGATATCGTTAACTACTTTTTCTCTCTTCTCTAATGAAGAATCATCTTCGTCAGATACTTCTTCCAATCCCTTCATCATATCTTCTATAAAGTCAAAGTATGATATCTTATCAGCTTCAACTGCCTTTTCTACAGAGTTTAATAACTTTTGTATGATCTCAGGGGCTTCCTTAGAGTTTTCTCTCTCTAACTTAAGTAATTGTAGAGAGGTTTCTTTATCTATTTTATTCATTGTCTCTTATATAGTCTATCATGTATTGACCTATCTTACCGGCTACCCATCCTACTAAGTATGCATAAGGTTCGTTTCTTTCATCAAAAGATTCTGCATGAGCTCCAATTAATTGCCATATTGCATCAGTAATATGTGTTGACTCATGTGCAATTGTATTGAATAGAAACTCACTTATAGCTCCATTGCTATCTTCATCTAGGAAAGTTATAACTCCTTTATAACCACTTTTTCTTTCCTTTACTAAGAAGGTAGTTGCTGCTGAACCCATTGGATCTGCTGGTATGCCATCATCATCAATCAACATATCTTGTACAGTTCCATAGAACTTGAATCTCTTCTTACTATTGTAAAAGTCAGATATTGTACCAATATACAATGACATGGGATAAAGGTCTAAATCATACTTTCTAATCATCTTTTATTGCTTTATATATGTTCGCTACCGCTTTATTACTAAGTAAATACAGATATAAGTAAACATCATCTGTCATTTTATAAGTAACGCTAGGAGTTATGATTTCATTAGAGACATCATTTAACTATACTTCACAAGTATCTTTATTACCAGTAGGATATGATAGTTTAAAGTATACCATATACTCAATTAATTCTGTAACTATGTCAATCTCTGGTATCTTTGTCAGTCTAATTATCTTTCTATCTCTCATGATTCTTCTTTATCTTTATCTTACCTAAGTAAGTAAACATTAAGGGTTTTTCATCTCTCTAGCTTATTTTCCTGTTAGCAAACAGGAATGGGTGAGTACATATTGTTTTTATTACCTAAGTAGGTAGGTTATACTTCTTACTTAACTCAATAAATATATTCACTCCAGTTTTGTTCATCAGCTAAATCCTTAATAGTGTAATACTTATTATCAAGGAAAGCATCCAAATCCTTAGTATTCTCAAAGGTATCAGGTCTAACACAATTAATAGCTGTAAATAGATCTGCTACTGTAGCTTTATTAGAAGACAACCAATCACCTTCTTCCTTACTAGAATCAACAATAGTATTCAATCTCTTAAGTTCCTTTTTACTATAAGCCTTCTTAGGTTCTGCTACTACTGCATCTTTACGCTCACCTTGAATACTAACTAGATCACAATCATCTGTAAATATAATAAACTTATTATACTTAAGATTCTTCTTTCTAATCTTGTACCAGAGTCTTACTATCCAATTATAATCTCTTTGTAATAGGATAGAACCTGGTTTAATTGACATATATTCCATATTCATATTATTCTCTGTCTAGTCGTAATACGATAGTAATTTGTACTCTATCTCCAATCACTTCAGGTATCAAAGCAGGATTAACCATCCATTCATCATCTGCTTTACCCTTAACAATCAGACCTTTATCTCTTAATCTTCCTATATATCTACTTAGATTATCACCTGTAATGCCTGTTGCGGCTTTTAGATAACGTCTGTTTTCTGTACTTATAACATTCTTACTGTAACCAGGGAGCTTTGGAGTATTAATATCTAATTCAATAAGTAATACCATTATATCTTGCTCCCTGTCAGTAAGCTAAAGTACGCCATCAAGCGATCTGAGGAATTCTCGATAAAGATCCGTTTTCTTAACTGTTTTAACTAATTTGTTCATTTATTCGGATCCCTATTACGAGTTTATTCATTAATAATATCTTTAATCTTGTTTAATACTTTAGTAAGGTTATAATAAACTGTATCAGCTTCTACTTTAACACAAGTAGGTACTTCTTGATTATTATAAGCCTCTTCGAGTTTCTTGTGATCTGTTTCGTACTGTTCTAAGAGACTATCAATCGTATTGGCAATTGTATCAAGCTTGTCTGACATCTCTTCCAACAAAGTATCATCACAGCTACATTCATCCTCATCATCGAGTACAATGAGATAGCCCTCATCAACATATTCATCACAAGTATCTTTATCCATAAACAAAGCACGTTCACTCGTTTCGTCTTTAAAATAGAACTCAAACATTTCTGTTTCATCATTCCAAGTAAGGATATCACCTTTCTTACCACAAGCAAACTCTTTTACTACTTTATACTGTACCATAATAATTATTATTTTTAATTGTCTTAATAGTTGTTACAATTACATAAACGTGAAGTGTTAAAAAGGTAACTATATTTTAACATTTGTTAACTATTTAACTTAATGCAATAAAAAAGGCTAGATCCGCAGACCTAGCCCCACAACAACTATTAATACGCATTAATACTTATTTCTTAACTTTCTTTGCAACACAATCATAAGATTTTACCAGCATACTATCTTTGAATAAATCAAAGTCTTTAGCAAATTTCTTATTAAATACAATAGTATCTCCTACTTCAAATTTGAGGAGAGTAGAGTCTAGATTAGACCCAATTGCAAGTACGATACCGGTTCTCCACTCTGATTCAACTTCTTTTACTTCAGTCTTAGTATCAAACTTCTCATAACCGTCTACGTCTTTTTCACCTGTACCAACTGCTTCAGTAACTTCTTTCTTTAACATAATAGGCGCAAGAGGTTTAACTAAGATATCCTGCAGAGGAGTATATTCTAAACCGTTAACTACTGTTTCAAGTACTTTATCTTCCATATATTTTATAACGTATAATTTTTATCTTTGTTCTATTAATTTCAGTATGTTTCCACCCCAAATACAATTCCTTAAAGCCTTTGGGACACAATGTCTGGTATAGAAATAACAGCCGTCACAGCTACCATTGTCTGTCTTAACTACTTCAAATTTCTTACCTAGAATCTCTACTACTTTATTTTCTTTTGTTGGCATACTTCTTAAAGTTTAGTATAACCTGATATATTGCATGTACTATACCACCACCAATTATCAAGCCTATCCAGAATTCTTCTTTCATAACCCATAAATATATTCAAAATAGTCTACTATATATTGAGCCATTCCTTTAGTTTCCCCGTCTTCCATGTAAGAATCTATTACTTTATCTCTTACAGAATTATCGTATTCTATAGTCATAATACCAACTTCAGGTATATCTATAGTACCACCTAATGTAAGAAGTTTGCTATATATATTCTTTAATCCTTCTACTGAAGGTCTATATTCTACAATCATAAAACAACCTTTCTAAGTATATAACCCTGTCTACACAATTGTACAATTCTATCTGGACAGCTATTATTATATAAAGCACAACCTTTACAATACTTCTGAGAAGTATCTGTTTGTACTAATTGATAAGTGTTTCTATTATGATTTATGTACATACCTGAGTATGCCTCTATTTTATTAACTACTTTTCTTTTTCCCATAATACGTATTATATATACTTTAACTAAGTAAAGACATTATCTAAAGTAAGGACTATTAATACTGTCTAATCTGTCTTAGACTGTCTTTAACTGTATAGACAGTAACGTATAAAACACTACTTAGGTTCCCTTTTATATTAACTTTTTAACATTTATTAAGAACAATTATGGCTATTTAACACACAAAATTTAACATTTTTTAAGATAATAATTTCTTTACCTTCTCCTTACTCTGATAACAGGTTATAAAATGCAGATGCCGGTATTCCCCTTTTGCTTTAATCTTTATTATATTTATCAATCTCTTACTAGGATCTACTGCGATAGATTGGTCAACTAACTGTGCCTTAGCTATTCGTTTGGCGAATATCCTAATTCTACCTATATCATCTCTTTTACATCTTCTGAGATATCTTTCATTAAACCTATTTACATAGTGTTCACAACAGTGAAATATTACTATTTCATCTGTACTCATATCATGATACCAGCCGGAAATCTCTTTACTGAAATTAGTAAAGTATACCTTATAAATCAGTTCACGGCCGGCTCTTATATTGACAACAATTATCTTAGTGTTATCAACAGTAACCTCTACATAGGGGAGCGAATCTATACTATCCCCTATCTTCTGTATATAATAATGTGGATCGTATTTCATATATACATGAACGCAAAATGTTAAAATTTGTAATATAATTTAACATTTATTAAAAATTTTTTATAAAATAAAATTTTGGGAGAAAGGATGCGAGAGGTGACCAGCAAAGATTCACTCCCCCGTATTATGTGTCGGCAGGGAACACCCTATGGCTGTTTTGCTCTATGGCGTTCCCTTTTCTATGTTCACATTTTTTAACTTTTTAAACTTTTTTGCTTATGTTGTGTGTTGTTAAACAATTTGAAAAGAGAGAAGACGAAAATCGTGAGTTACCGTATTACGTTATACGTGCTACTGGTACGGTAGGAGATGTAAACGCTACAAGTGCATTTAACGATGACGGGACTATTAATGTTATGGCTATGCAAAGTAGGGTTTATAACTTTACTAAAACTATGTTTCCAGCTACACGAGAACTATGTGAAAGTCTTGAAAGTGGTATGCCTGTGGATGATGATAATAACGTAACAGAAGAACGCAAAATTAACCTTATGTTATATCAGTGGGATACGGGTAAAAAGTTTCATATCCTTAACAGGGATGGCGAATATTATTCGGATGAAAAAGAAGTCGAAAAAACAAGTGACGGTACGGCAAGGGTTAACGGTAAAGTGATACCAAAAGGACAAAAGTATAAAACAACTGAGTTAATACCTCGTGCGTATTCTAATATTAGTCTTGTACTGTTCTGTGATGCCGAAGAAAATAGTGTCGAAGGTAAACCGGAGGAACTTGCAGAACGTAACTTTAAAAGAGGTCTTGAAAACGGTACGTATGTTTTAGTAGATTAAAATATATGGCTTTTTCTCTCAATGTGTGAAGCGTAAGGCTTAATAAGCCTTGCGCATTCTGCATATCACAATTGAATGTGAACATAGCGAAAATTTGATTATTAATCAAAATCAAAATATATGGAAGAATTCACAGCTTATACAGTAGAACGTATAAAAGGCAAGAAACAACTAGTCTTTAATATATCTTGTGATATAGTTTTTAATTCTTTTAAGACACTCAAATATGCACAAAGAAGTAAAGCAATAGCACTATATGCAGCTGTATTAAATAGTACTTCTAACTCAATGCATACTGCATTTAATGACTTTGAAGAATATTGTGACAATCTATGTGATTGGTACAATATATATGACAAAGAACAATTAAAGGCAGATATTGAAGATGCATATCATAGTCAGGAAATTACTAACTAAAACATTATATATTATGAAAGGTTTTATTATTTTCTTTGTGTATATAGTATTAACTCTTATTATACTATCTTCTCTCGGTCCAACAACTAAGGCAGGAATGGGTTGCTATGCTGCTTTTAGTACAGTGTACGTAGGCATATTAGCTATCATGATTGGATGCAAAGAAGAAGATAATGAAGAATAAAGAATTTGCTATCTGTTTAGCCATAGCAATATCGTTATGGCTAATAAGTATTGTGTCCTTCCATTTGTTTGGAATCTAATAATATAATATAGATTTTCGCAGAGTAATTATTCTATGAAATGCAAATCATCTACTTATGTCGTGAGACATTATTTAACCACGTTAAAGTATAATAATATAAGTTAGGTATGCCCTTATAAAGACTTAGGTAGCGCTAAGGACTATATTATTATACTTCTTTTCTTAATGCAGCCGAGTGCCGGTGACAAGCCCGACAGAATGCAGAGTCAAGAAAAACATAATCCTATTTACTATGCACAAGTAAAGACCGATTATGAATCCACGTGGTAGATGCACAGTTAGGTTCGCTGTGAGTGCACATCTAGTAGCAACTAACCAAAAGCAAGTATAGATGGGAATAAGCTATACCTCGATAGGCTTAATGAGGTTCTTGACAGTCTGATACTAACTGAACAATAAGTATCTCTCTTAGTTATTTGCGCTTCACAGGCAAATGTAATATATTACGGTCAGATGTAATATTCTAAGTGTTAATAGAGTAAGAGAAAATGAGACGGCATATCGTACGTAGCTCTTAGCATAGCTTATAGTGGTGTTTTCCATAGCTATATTAATGCGCTTACTCTATTTCTACACTGTGTGAATCAGTGTCAACTTTGTGGGGCTTATATCTTAGGAGCGCATATAAATAAACCTATATCTCAATAGAAGGAATAATAGTTGCAAATAGTATTCTGGAAATTCTTTTATAGTTAGGTTTATACCTAAGTATTAGTGCAGAGAAATCAAAGACATGTACCGTATAGGAAGAAAAAGCTAGTGTACAAAGTAAAATCCAGGGACGTGGCTGTCCTATAACATTTTTCAGTAAGCCAGAGAGTATGTTCAAAGGATAATCATACTCTCCTCTTTAAGGTGAGAATCCTTGACAAGCATGTGGGGCTTATATCTAGCAATATTAACCATTATTCATTTTAGTGACGAAGCTATTCGACAACTTAAAGCAAATATCACAGAATAAGGAGTTATTAATTATGTATTTGAAAGTTGCAATACATAATATTAGTTAGTATTAGTGCAGACTTAAAAATCATGCAGTATAACAACCTTCCATATACTAATGCAATAGTGAACTTCTGAATCATGTTATACTTATTAGTCCTAAGCGTAGGATAGTCCTCAACTTATTATGTTCCGTTAGCTTAATATGGATTTGTGGAATACTAAGAGTAGTATTGCTAGTATGTTTATATGTGAATATAGATATACTAGTTGCACTCATAAGGCAGCCTTCACGTGGCGAGTGTGTTAAGTAATAGGTTAAATAAATCTTCCAGTTTGTACCTATGAAAACTAATACCTTACTTTTTATTAACAATTTAATCAATAAATTATGGTAGAAACAATAGCAACACTAATTACTGTATTTTGTGGTATATTTTCAATGATAATAGCAGCTTGTACTATACAAGCACCATATTCAAAAACAGTAGCCAACGTACTTAAAACATTATTTATAATAAGTACTATTAGTGGAGGAACAGCAATTATTTCAATAATAATAAGATTATTAATGATTTATTAACAACAATGCTCAGATGGCGAAATTGGTAGACGCTTCAAACTTAAACTTTGATGATTATTACAATCGTGCGGGTTCGATTCCCGCTCTGAGTACATTCATTAACTTAAAACAATAATTATGAGAGCAAAGAAATCAATTCGAGCATGGGTAGCTAGAGATAGTAGTGGTAGACTATTTCTATATAGAAACAAACCAAGAAAGAGTACTGATGAATGGTTAAGTACTTCAGTTCATGTATGCGGTATACCATCAGATGCATTTCCTAGTATAAAATGGAAAGATAATGAACCTACTAGAGTATGTATTAGAATAGCATAGTATGACAATCAGAAGAAGTTATTCAAATAGTATACTCACAAGTATCAGTGAATTTTTAATTGCATTAATTATAATATTAATAGCAACAGTATCAATAAGTAAATATTGTGCAGACTATGATTATTATAATTATGTAGAACTTAAAGCACAGTATAAGAACTATATTGTGACTAATAAGTATATACGGAACTCAGACACTTATGTGTTAGAACTCATGAACCCTTTTAGTAAAAAGACTAAAGAGGTATATGTTAGAGATTATCTATATTATAATACTTATTTTGTAGGAGATACTATAAAATGACGAGAAGTAAAAGTCAAAAGTACATATATCTATGTAGATATAATAAGAGTAAGCCTTATCGTGTGATAATACGTCACAATGGTGAAAATATCCAAGTGGGAACATTTGCTACATTTCCTGAAGCTCTTGAAGCTCGTAATAATAAATTACAGGAATTAGAAGCAAGAGTACCTATTAGTATTCTTACTAGAGTAAGTATTAAAGCAGCTATTAGAGAAGTTATAGAAGATTTAGAACAAGTAGCTAAGTCAATAAAAAATATAGACAGAGTTAGTTTTAATATAATATCTAATCAAATTAAACAGTTATCCAAAATGTTAAACAAATACTAATCAAAATTATGTTTGAACAAGTAAAAGATTACAAAAGTGCTTGTAAAGTATTAGGTATTAAACCTATTGACAAGCGTAGGAAATTAGAGGAGCATGTACTGCTGTATATACAGCTATGTACTATTACTCAAGCAATTAACTTTATTGCTAACGGTAATAAACCATGGATACCAGAGTACAAACAAAGTAAACTAATTAAAACATGGTACAGTTGGTGGCATATTGATTGGGACAAGATTAAAGATGGTTCTAGTGCAGGTTTCTTCCTTCTGTTTTCTGGCGTTGGCATTGGTAATGCAGCTGCTGGTGTGGATACACATCTACGATTTATTAGTGAAGATGCCGCAGAATATGCAGCTAAAACGTTTAAACCATTATATATGAAACATATCTTTGGAATCGATTAATTTATTATTAACTAAAAACATTTATCAAAAATGGAAAGCCAAAACAAAAACGGGCTTATTTATGCCCTAATTTTCAGTATTATCGCTTTCATTGTTAGTATCGGTACTGCTATTAGCGTACGTACTAATATTATGGACGATATTAAAGATGCTATTAACCCTGATAAGGTTGAAAGTGTACAAACTACGGATACAACAACATATACCGAACCGGTAACTATCGATGACATTCTCCAGTTCCGAAAGGATATTAAAGAACAATCTCGATATGATTCAATATTTATGAATATGCCAGATGTAGCTCTTATTGCAATACTTATGAAAGGAGGTACTGAAATGTCAAATAGTGACATAGCTAAAGAGTATTTGCAAAACAGGAAAGACTACGATAATGTAGAATTTGGTGCGCAAATTAATGACACTTATAAACAAAATAAGATTACACCAGATTCTATACCGAGGAAATCTACAACTGATACGCCTATTAAAAATAAATAAAATATCCTTTATATTTAGTTATTAATAACTATTGCACTCGTTCGTGAGAATGGGTGCAATTTCTTAAATAAATATCTTCAGAAAATGACAAACCTGTGGGGCGTAAGTAGAATGCATATCGTGTCTTTATACCCTTGAATACGGTAATAGTGGATAAAGTGCGAGATATCCGTATTTGTGTTCTATGATCGTGCAGACGTTAAAATCAGGTACTCCAATAAGATTTAGTTTTGCAGCTATTTCTGCTTATGAGTTAAAACTAAGTGAGAGCTTAAAATTAGAATTAAGTTTATTCTAGTTTCGGTAAATAAGTAAAAGGTGTTTTACGAAGTCTCTTATTAACAAATGTAGGGTGGATATTAACCATTTAACAAAAAAATCCAGAATATCCTGGTCGTCGTCAATTGAGTTATTAACTTTTAAATATTTAAAAGATGAGTATTTTAAAAAAAATTTATTTCAAGTGGAGAGCGTTTAAAATGCATTCTCGGGCTAAATCAGAAGCTCATAAGAAGCTCTTTAGCAGCCCATTAGCCTATACAAGGGCTATGAACGAAATTGATTGTCTTATTAATGGACATCAATGGAGTAGTGAATTTAATCCTAAAACAGAGCTTAACAAGCGGTTTAAGGATAGAGTGTATTGCAAGCATTGTGGGGTTCGTTATCATCAGCATACTTATAAGGAGGTAGATTAACTTATGGTACGAGTTTATAAGAACAACACTGCTTATATTGTTTGTGAAGTAAAGATATTTAAAAATGGCATATCCTACGGTACTACAAACAGTATGATTAATGAATCCTACATAAAACAAATTATTAAAGATCCTGACGATAATAGTACTATAATATCGTTAGAAGGTAGTTTTAGTATTATTATAAATGAGAACTATGATGACTTTATCATTGAGTTCTTCCGTCCGGATCCTGTTGTAATTAACAAACAACTTGCAGAAGGAAAACAAAATAAGATAGGTTTTTCAACATATTAATCAATAATATTATGAGAATAGTAATTTTTGGTATTAAAGATGATTCACTCACTAGTGAAGAGATTAAAAAATCACTCTCTAAAGCCTTTCCTAATGAATGTGGAAATATTGTAGCTATAGAAACAAGCTATATTGCTGGAAGAGAAAATTGTGAAAGTCAAGATAGTGCTTTTATCAAGGCTTGTAAACAACTTTGTGTTGTATGTGGTGATCCTACTGAGGAAGAAGCATTTAGAGGAGCATTTTGGAAAGCGTTTTTTGTTGATAAGGCTATTGAGCCTATTATCCTTAAAACAATTGCTACTGGTCCACGATCAACGAGAGAGTATAATATACTGAAAAGTATGAATGCGGAATTCCTTCCGAAGCTTGCTATTTCAGCATTAACAACCCTTAACGAAATGTAATTATGGGAAAGACGTTTAAAGACAGCTCTTATGCAATTAAGTCTGTAAACAAGAGAACAAAAACAACACGTAGAGCTAAATTACAGCCTTATGATCGTAAATCTTTTAAATCTATAAGCTGTGAGTAGATTAATCTGCAACCGGAAATTAAAAGCAACTACTCTTAATTTAATTAAGAATGATTGCCCGTTACAATGTAATAAACAACATTGTGATGTATGTCAGTTTAGAGATGATAACTCTAAAAAGACACAAACTAAAATAGTTACTGTCAATGCTCCTTCGCCAGAGGCATACGGCAAAGAATTATATTATTAACCCTAAACAAGTTAGTATGGTGCAGTCAACCCAAGCTACTATTTACCAACCAAAACCCTAATGGAAGCTTAGAAATAAGCAAGAGTACAATGGACTATACAACGGTCAACCAGGTATTACTATCTAGGTCAGGTGAAGGAAAGGGGTTGCCTATGAATAAGGAATACGAATAAATAGGATAGTAGCATTAAGGGTATATAGCTTTGATCGGCTATATACCCACAATAAAAGTTAACTATAAAAATAGCAGGAGTATTGTATAACATAACGAAGGCCTACCTGTAGAGAGTGCTGTGAAATAGATTATTCTATGAAGTATGGCTTAATTCTGCACGCGAGTTATACTTTAGTTAACTTTAAAGAAATTGACTGTTAGGTCTATTGAATCGTCGTTTGGACACGGGTTCGACTCCCGTATGCTCCACTATGTTCGTTCGACTCGAACCAGTGGCAGCTCCTGTGATGGGTAACTCTTCCTCATGTGTGAAATAACACAAATGGCAACTGAGCTGCAATCGGGGCATTATGGTTTTGACAGCGACATAGAGGAGATAGAATAGGTCAATAAGCAGATAACTGGCAATACAAGTTATGTAACAGATTATACTCGCTTAGTAGCGTAATAATCTGAACGGCTCGCCATTGTCGTAAAAGGCTGGAGTAAGTAGTTTTATAAGGCTTAGAAACGCTAACACTAATGATGTTAGAAGAGAGAGGTTCGAATCCTCTCCTTACCGCTATTTAATTATCAAAATTATGAGAACTGTTAAACAAATAAAAGCGTATAAAAGGAACTTTACAATTATGTATCTTACTGGTGTATTAACAATGCTTAATCGCATTGATAAACAAATGAGAAATTATGTATTAAAAGGTGCTTTGAATAGTGTGTGTAATAGTATAAAGTATCTATTAATTCTTATTAAAGAAACAAATTACGAAGATTCCTTTTATGGTGAAACTCAAAAAGATGTAAAGTATGAGTGTAAAGAAAGCAATCAATGACATCCTACCTCAAGAGTGGGATTATGTTCTTAGAAAGAACAAAGTTCTAACAAGAGTAATAGATTTAATCTATGAAAATTGTATACCTCAAAGCTGGCGTAATAATAGAATGCATAAGCGTTCTGTTGAACGTATAAGACATCTAATTCGTAATTGTCCTTTTATAGATTGCTTTGATGCAAGAGCAACTAGTGAAGGATATGATTTTTGGAAAAGAATTGATTTAGAAATTATAAATTATAAAGAACAATGTCGGTAAAGAAAATTGAAATTGTTCCTTGGGTAAAGTTTAACGCTCAAGGAGTCAAAGACGAATTAGAAGCTTTAGCTCAGTCTTGTATCAGTAAAATGGATTTTCTTTCTCAGATTAAGGATAAATATGAACTTTCTTTATCTGATGCAAAGGTAGTAGCAGACAAATTTTTCAAAAAGGAGGAATAAAATATGTTAGAACTTAAAAAACCAGGCTTATATATAGCCAATGGAAAGAACATTAGTGTTCTAGTGAGAATTGCAGGCACTGCGCCATGTTTGGTTGCTGTCAGAGGTATTTTACTGAATGACATGCAAAAAGACGGTACTATCACAGTACTAGAAAAAGACAGTCTTGAACTACAAGACATCGTAGCTAATCCGAAGTCATATGTATTTGACTATCCCTCTGTAAGTGAGGCAGTCAAAAATGCATTAGGCTTAGAGGCTACTGAGAGAACTAAGATTGAGTATACGGAACAAGAGTTTAACGATTTCATTCAGGCTTATAAGAACAACAGAAAGATGTTCCCTGAAGATTATATTGTGAAAACTCAAGTTGTATTCATTAACAAAGGTTTCTCAAAATCTCAGGCAGATATGATTATTGCTCAAATTGAAACAAGGTTAAGGCTTCAAGGAGAGTTGTAATATGAATGTCATTGAGTATTTGCAAGATAAATTGGAGCCTGAATATAGGTTCTATTCAAGTACGTTACCTATAGTAACTACACCTGATATGCCTGTACCATTTATGATAAATGAAAAGGTATATGGATGTGGTAAATTCAATATAGGTTCTACTTGGTATAAGTTAGTAAAAGATAATTCTATAGAAGGTGCAATATTCTATGGATTACCTAATGCTCTTATTACTAGGATTAAACATCCAGAAATAGCTACTATAGCTAAAAGAGTTCAAAGTAAGATATTAAATGTTATGATTACTGATATTCATAACTCAAACTCTAAAACAGAGTTAGTACAGTTAAGAATTGCGGTAAACATGATTATGAATTTAACTTATCTTGATTCCAATAAAAGACTAGAATGGTCTAATTGGATAAAAGAACTCTATTGGAAAAGAAAAGCTGTAATTAATCAATATATATTGGATTACATCCTTCCTTTCTGATCTTAGGACTATGGCTATTGAGTTAGCCGTAGTCCACTAAAAATCTAGCTACTATGAAAGAAGAAGAAAAGCTTCTTGTAGAGCAAGCTAGAGAAGGTTCCGAAAAAGCTTTTAATACACTTTATAATAACTATTATAAAACAGTCTGGTATACTGCTAATAATGTAGTACATAATTCAGATGCAGCAGATGATATAACATCTATGGTGTTTACTAAAGTATATCTAAAGTTACAATCTTATACTAATCATATTTCATTTGAAATGTGGTTAAAGACAATTACAGTTAATACTGCAATTGACTATATAAGAAGGAATAAAAAAGAGCAATTAAATAACTATATTGACGATGAGGAATCGAAGATTCAATTAAGCGGATTAGAACATAGTCCTGAAGATAATATGATATTTCAACAGAATATTAATATTGTTATGGAATGTATTCCTCGTCTTAAGAAAAAATATAGAGATTTAATATATGCTCGACTTGATGGGAAATCCTATCAGCAAATTTCACAAGAGCTTGCCATACCAGAAGCAACAGTTAAAACCTGTTTAAATAAGGCAAGACAAAGACTAAAACAATTATTTAACCAATATTAACCAATACTTACAAATTATGGCAAATTCATTTGGTCTATTGCTTGCTGCAATAGTGATATGTTTCATCATCGCAAGATTGATGAAAGATGCCAAAGCCTTTTCTAGATTAATGGCCATTCTAGTAATAGGCTTACTTGTAGGTGCAGGAGTTAAAGAAGTATATAAGGAATGTACTTCTACTCCTGAGAAAGCTGCAGTGGTTACTGTAGAATCAGCCCCCACGTATAGTAGTAATACACCCGTTGTTTGGAATGTATTACCTTGCAATCAGGACTATACGAGTAAGGAAAACAAGGCTGAACGTGACAGTACAGTAACTGAAGCAGAAGGATTACCTACAGCGAGAACTGAAAGTAAATTTATAGATGACTCGTGACTGCAGAGATTACATCTCAGAGTTAATTTATTTTATTTACAAGTATATAACCTATTAACTTATAGCGAAGGAGCGCTACATTATCAAAATGGCAAAAGTTAGTAAAAAAGCTGGGAAATTAGCTAAGAAAAATAAGGCAAAGGTTGAGGAACCGTCAAAGACTCAAGATACTGTAGCTACTACAGTAGAAGCGCCGAAACCTGATGAAAAGCCTGCGGAAGTAGTGGAAAACAAAGAAACCAAAGATAAACCGCAGGTTAAGGACGAAAAGACCAAGACCGAAGGGGAAGTTATTGTTCCTGAAGTAGTAAAACCGGAAAGTGTTGCTATCACAACATCTACCTCATTGGGTGGAATGCTTGGTAGTGATGGCTCTAAGGACCGCATTGACAAGAATCATGCGATTGAGCTTATGGGCATTATTCGGAACGAGTATTTGACTAACCCAGAAACTCCTGAAAAGGTAAAAAAAGCAATGAAACGTCAGTTTGACGTTATGACATCTGTTGCTTTAGTACAGTATTTCACTCAGCTTGAAGGCGACTTCCAGACTATGGGAGTACGTATTAATGCCGAAATGCGTGAACAAGCAGAACGCGTTCTTGGTGAATACCTTGGCATTAAGGTGAAGTATATGCAAGCAAATGATAATTCTCGTCAGTTAGTACTTGAGTTCAAGGAAGTGCCTGAGGAAGTGAAGGAAAACGCTAGAAAGGATGCAGCTGCAGCTAAGGAAGAAATTCCTGAACCAGATCCTAATATGCCAGCTGCAGATAAGTTGAAAGCTCTCCGTACTATTTTCTCACAGAAAGAAGGTATTGGAAAGAATTTCCTTCAGGGTATTGAATGGGGACGTAAGGCATTCTCATTCAGTAAAGAAGAAAAGAAGGCCGTTGTGCTTGCAAATCTCATTAAGAGTGGAGCAGATGCAACACTGCTTACCTGCATAAAAGGTATGGTAGGAGGCAAGTTGAATACTGAGCATAGTATTCTTGGTGCACATGCTCTGTTGAAGGGCTGGTGTCCAAGCGTCAGTGATGCAGAAATTGCAGAACTTATTCAGGTAATCGTTTCAATCAATTCCGAAAAGAAATTGAAGGAATGGAACGAGAGAGCCGGTGACAATCTCAAAACAACCTTAGAGAAAGAACTCAGTGCTGTTACTCTCAATATTCTTACTGCAAATGCAGATAAGGCTATTGATGCTATCCTGAAAGGAAAAGATGATGAAGTAACTGTTACGAATGCTGATCAGAACGGCTTTGTAACTATTCATCCATCTGCTATTTACAAGACACTTGTTTCTACATATGGCGATTCTCCAAGTATCCTCAAGGATAAAGTCGCAGAACTTGTCAAATATTATGCGAAACCTATCGCAAGGTTTGCAGATTATGTAGACAAAAGTGCCTATTCCGACAAATAATCAATATGAAACGGATTAATTTGTGGATCACACTATTCGTAGTGTGTCTTGGAGGATTTATTGGATTTGATCCAAATTCTCCGTCTCAAACTTTAGATGCAAGTCAGACTATGATTCGTTGGGTAGACGTACCTAAAACACCAGTAGACGTACTTGGTTTGAATTCTAAGTCTATCAATATCAATCTTAAGGATGAGACTGTATCTGTTGACGGTGACGTCAATAATACTTCTGTGACAATTACAAGGGACGTTGAAACACTCCCGGAGTTTAAAACCAAGGTAATTGAAAAGGTAATTTATTTACCTGAAGACATTGCCTATAGAACTAAGTTTTTTAACAGGTTAATGCCTATTAATAAAACTTTACCAGTTAAAAACTGGTAATCTGCCGAAGATAAACGCAGACCGCTAATAGAGATGCACAAGCGGTATATAAGAGCTATAAGTGTAAAAATTCATTACTTGAGCCTGACTAAGCCGTGTGATGTGAGCAATACAGGATACTGAAATGTATAAGTAATAGCAAACACTATTCTATTTATACTATAGTATGATAACTTGTTGTGTTATAAAATTGTTCTATAACTGAAGAAGCAACAAGAAAATGGGAGAGCGTGCGTAACCCATAAGTGAGAACCGACTGGTGACTAAAAGACGCAGATGTGGAAGGAGCAGCTATCGCATCTAAACAAGGCAAAGGGGTATCGTTCACCTCTATACATATCCGTTTTAGCTATTTCAAAAGCAGAATCACGAAGGGATGTGAACACGTGCTGTATGTTGTCATTTAAATCTGAATCGACTAGCATTCTAGGGTAGTCTCCAAAACTCCCCTGTGCAGGGCGGTAACCAATCCGTTGGCTAAAGAATACTAACCTAGTGTTTTACATATATTTAAAATCTTCACTCGTATCGAAGCGCATGATTCAATTGGGAATGGACATTATTTGTCTAAATATATGTATATAAAGGGGTAAATTATATAATAATGAGCAGAAATTGAGACAAGACATGGCTGAGTAGCAATGATCCATATAGAACTTCATTTGTATTGAAGCTATATGACTGATTAACTGGATTAGGTGCAAAACCTATACGCAATACAGTGAACGTAAGAGTTAGCTGTTTGGGAGAAATCCCTATGGAAAGTAAATTGCGTGTCTTACAGCTTGAGATATTTCATATATAGTTGCAATTACTATACTGTTTATGACAAATAAGCAGAATGAAGTTAAGGTTATTATATAATAAAGTGACTTGTCAGTAATGTCACTATAAAATCTAACGTGCTTTGCACTGGAGTATAAACTGACTAGCGCCTGAAGTCCGCGATAAGACTATTGGTTTAATAGGTATAGGATTAGTATAAATATATCTATTTCGAAAGAAAAGGGAGTGGGCCAGGACCACTATTAAAACTTGGAAAGTTGAAGTAAAGTTACTTTAGTACTAAGGTTTGCTATAAATAATTTGGTAAGAGCTATGCACTCCAGCATAGAGCAGGATCTTACAAAGCATCCTAGAGGCCGACACGAAGCAGAGTGGAAGTAGTCTGTGTATTGCCTTAATAAGCAGCTTGCATATTAAAGAGAATATGAAGAAGGTAAGACTTATTAATGAGTGCCTACGCTGAATCGAACAGCTATAACAAATAAGGAGAGTGTCAATATGTTCAACTTAAAAACAATAGGGAAGTTCAATGGTAGTAAGTTTGACAAGCTTACAAGCCACCCCGCTATCGAAGAACCTTGCTACATGAAATTTCGTAAAGTAATATGCGCAACATATTACCTAAGAAGATCGCTGAGACGATGCTTTAGTACCTCTCATTAGGGTATGTCGTTGAATGGTTGGAAATACCATGAGGTGAAGTAGTAACCCGAGATTTGTCGCAATGTCGGAAGTGAATTTGTCCGGAAGTGGGTGTCTTGAAAAATTAGGCAGCTTTTGTAACAGTGTTTTAGTAACGTTTCTCAACAGAAACGACCCTCATTCGCCAGATCCTATTTAGGATAAGAATGTTGTAATTCCTATATGCCTGTAGACATACCAGTTGTCGATGATAGGCTCTGTATATTATACTAGTACAATACTTATGCTAGATTATATGATATATGGTACGGCGTTTTCGTATTGAAAGTTCAGCTTAACGTAAAAAAGGTCTGAATGAATAAGCAAGAGTTGATAGACTTTTTGTAAACAAATAATTCTATCTATAAACATACAGAATATTTTCATAAATTGACATATTTTAATCGTTTAAGTGAAAGTAGATAGCAGAAGAACAGTTGACTCATACGTCTTATGAGTAAAGTCCTACGGGGAATACTGAGTATGAAGAATCAAGTAAATTACAGATTTTATCAGACATTAACAGATTTACAAGTAAACTTCAGAATATGCAATAGCATTACGATCTAGTAAGTGAGTTCTACTATACTTATACACATTAACAGTAAATTACAGATTTTATCAGACATTAACAATTCGTCGTATTACTGAATACATTATTGAGATTAATTAACCTCTTTCAAAGCTTTATTAAAGCGGCTCTAAGAGACTGAGCAGGTTAGCAGAATATGAGTAATACGCTAAATTTAAAATTAGTATTAACAAAAAATGATTGTATCTCGCTAAGAAATCAATCTTAAAATCAAGTAGGAGATATTAAAATGGAAAAAGCAACTATTAACGGTGCTATGATTGCTCCGTATCGGGCAGAGTTAGAAACTTGGAATCTTATCGGTAAGAAGATTCTGACAGTAAAAGCAGAACCGGCTGATTTGGAATATAATGACAAAGTTCGGGCAAATGAACTTCGTCTCGTTCGGCCGATTATGAAGTATGTAATCGAAGAAATTGACATTACAGGTAGTCGTATAACTTGTCTTCCTGACGGCTGTACGCCGGTCATTGAATTGAACAATGATCCGTCTTTGCAGTTCAAAATTGGACCTGCCAAGTTCAATGAAGTAAACAATGAAACTATCGCTCAGGCTATTGAGTTCAATAGCAAACCGACTACAACTGGACGTGCTCCAATCTTCTTTACTGATTATCTGAAGTTGACTGAACATGTCAACCGTCTGAACGGCTTCGAGATGGAAAAGGCTGATCAGATTGCAGAAGAGATGTTAAATCTCTCCAAGATGCTGAAGGAACTTAACAATCTTCAGGCTTCTAACTGTGATCGTTATTATGACGAGCTCGGTACTCCGATTAAAAAATAACGAAAAGTTCTCGTAAAGGATGAAAATACTTTCTGATTCTAAGAAATTATTACTTGAACTCCTTTTGAAAGATACTCGTATTAGTAGTGAAATTCTTCTTAATAGAGAAATTCCTGAGTCTATTAAGGTTCATGACGATGGGTCAGTAACCTTTTATAGAAGTAGACAGCATTGGTGGAGTTGGCTGTTTCAGGATAAAAAAACTTACGAGTTTCGGGAGTTGAGTACAATGATGCTTGCAGCTTATAGCAAGTATCTACCGCCAAATAAGTATCTCAATAACATTCTTACTCAGAAAGTTATTGAAGAAGCTTATAAGACTCATGATTATGAGTCAGTTATCAATCGATTTGCTTTGTATGCTTTTCTAGGTGTAACAGAAGGGGATTACAAAATTAGTAAAACTATGCTGATAGACGATGATCCACAGCAACAGCAAAAAAATGCGCGTGGACAAAAAATAGGCTCATGTATTGGCTATCTTAATTTAGGTGGTGGAGACATGGCAATCAATATTAATCTCATAGAAGATTAATTATTCATGAATAAGTATTAGCAGATGTACGCTTATTCCATGCTTAGAATTGAATAGACTCATCAAAAGAGTATTTAGTAGATATGTAAAGACTATAGTAAATAGATGTAAATGTTATTAAAGTAGTTATGTATCGAATAAGAAATGGAGATGTTTATATAAAACCACAAGAGCCCAAGATGATGGGTCAGGGCTTCTTGGTTTTTTTATCTGCTAGTAGATAATGACCGTAAGGTTAATAAGGCAAGCTTGAAATAATTAGAGCTACTCTTTCGATAGAGCTACTAGCACTACAGGTAAGCGATTTCTAATATACGTTATTTTAATCAAGTATTAACTTTTTAAAAATCAACATATATGACAAGATCAATTACAACAAATATTAAGCCAAACATACTCATTACAAAACGTGATAAATTAACTGCAGAGATTACTCGTAGCTGGCGAATTATAGCTACAGAGAATGTAGTTAAAAAAGGTTTTACTCGTAATTATGATTTACGAGCATTACTAACTCATATTCGTGCTATGTACGAAGAGCTAGTAATTCTTAAGTTACGAATCCAGTGTGCTAATATGGGAATGAAGTTTAAAGATCTTCCTAAGGATGCTAACATTATTAACATTTATAAGCTATCAGCTTTAAATGAATTCTATGTTAAGCTAGGCGAAATGGCTAAAGAGCATACAATTAATCCTGTACTTAAGGCTAAAAAAGGAAAACGTAATTTAGGTATTACTGAAGAACTTACACGTACATATTTCCGTAATATGCAAAATGGATGTTTGTTAACATTGAATAGTTTGCGTAAAGCAATTGCTGATTTCAATGACAATACAGATTTGAGTGATGATTCTGCACCTTTGTATTTAGTAGCATAACATTACTCTTTATTGTTTTTCATAAAAATTTTAAAAATTAATGAGTGAAAGGAGTAGTAGGAATATTACTCCTTTTTATAAAATATTACAACTATGAACAAAACTGATCAACAGAAAAATAATACATATATAGACTACTGGACAAAAACCGGTAAGTCTTCTAAAGAAGCTAATCAATCTATTAAGATTGCAAAGACTGTAACTTATACAGATAAAAGTGGTACAAAACGTACTCGAACTACATTTCAACATCCTATTTTAAAGGATATTACGTTTAGTAAACCGCATATTAGAAATGGCAGTCTTACTGAGAAAGAGAAGAAAGAACGTTTTGATAAAGCTCCCTTCAGTGACTATCATGACAAACTGATTAACTCTACTTATAGTAGAGAGAACCGTATAGCTAAACAGCAGATGCTAAAGGCTATTCATGATGAGAAAATACAGAGTATTATGTTTAAGAAAGCAACACATAAACTTGCTGTAACTAAATATAATCAGGGAGATTGTCCTAACTTACTAGTAGTAAAATTATATGATAGTAATAATCTACCATATGATTTTAGTAGTACACCATCTCGACTCAGTTTAGAGGAACTTCGCAAGAAAGCTGAAACTATGAACTTAGAATTCAGCAAGTCAATACGAAACTATGCTGGAATTGAAATTTGGGAAAAATCAGAATATATGAAGAAATATAATGGCGGAAACTATCGTTTCTGTATATTCCGAGAAAAACAAGATACTAAATCAGAGAAAGAAACCAAATTAGCAGCATGATGGATGAAATTACAGCATTAGACATTATTAGTATTAAGCGAGAAGCAGCAAAACTAATTCGAGTGAATACTGAAATACGTGAAGGGCAAGCTATATACATAGCAGCTCAGAAAATGTTCCCTAAAGCAGTTGATAAGTTGAAACATACTAAAGTTGATTGCTTCTATGAAGATTCTAGAATAGATTCGTTTCTACTAGAGTTACAAAAATTAAACAATAATTAAAGCCAGAGCTAGGAAACTAGCTCTTATTGCGGGGTAGAGTAATGGTAACTCATTAGTCTCATAAGCTAAAAATATAGGTTCGAATCCTATCTCCGCAACTAACTAAACTTTAATGATATGCAAATACGTGGAAAGACGGTATTTGTATTCGATATCGAGGTATTTCAGAATATCTTTCACTGTTCTATTAAAAATACAGAAACAGGAGAAGTATATAAGTTTGAAATCTCTGAAAGAAAGAACCAACTAAGAGAATTAGTAAAGTTCTTTAAACAAGTAGACTCTTACATAAAATGGGGTGATTTTTATACTACAGATTTAGAAATAAAATCTGAGATTATCTTTTGTGGATATAATAATCTACATTATGATAATCCTATAATAAACTATATTATAGAGTATGAAGACAAACTCATGAGTTATAATGTAGCTACAATATGTAGTTCTATATTTAACTTAAGTAGGACTATTACTACTTCTACAGAAGATGATATAGAAACTTGGAAACATTGGAAGTATCAGATTTGGTTTGATACTTTTGATTTACTTACTATGCTTTACTCTAATAAACTTAGAGTAGGTTTGAAAGAAATTCAAGTAACTATGCAATATCCTAATGTACAAGAATTTGTATGTGATTGGAGTAAGCCTCTTCCATTAGAAGATTTTGACAATATGATTGATTATAATATCAATGATATTGAATCAACTACAGAGCTTTTAAATAGATGTAAGAAAGATATTGACTTACGTATAGCTATTGAAGACGAATACGGTGTACGAGTCCTTAGTAAGGATGGTGTAAACATTGGAATGAAGATTTTAACTCAAAAGTATCTTGAAAAAACAGGTCTAACCTGGTGGGATATTGAAGGATTAAGATCACCAATGGATTATATACCATTAAAGGATGTAATACTACCGTTTATTAAATATGATAGTCCTATCTTACAGGAAGTACTAAATGATATGAAAAATCAGATAGTATCTCCTGGTAGAAAAGGCTACGAAAATAACTTCGTATTTAATGGTTTACGTTACACTGTAGGAGTAGGAGGGATTCATTCTAAAAATGATCCTGAAATTATTATTCCTAAAGAAGATGAAATGCTCATTGACATCGATGTCGCATCACTATACCCAAGTATGTTAATAGAATATGGATTTTACCCTAAACATTTAGGTCCTGAATTCTTAGAAGTATATTCTCAAATTAAAGATGAGAGAATAGAAGCAAAACATAATGGAGATAAAGTGAAAAATGAGACATTAAAGTTAGCGTTAAATGGTTTGTCAGGTAATCTACAAAATCAACATAACTTCTGTTATAGTCCTTTCGCAGTAATGCAAATTAGGATAAATGGACAGTTATTATTGCTAATGTTAGCTGAAAAGCTAACACAAATAGGATGTCGAATCGTCCAGGCAAATACTGATGGTCTGTTTGTATTACTTAAGAAAAGTATATATGAACAGGCTAACAAGATTTGTCGAGAATGGGAACAACTTACAAGACTTACTCTTGAAGAAGAGCGTTTTGAAGCTATGTACCAATATGCAATTAATGACTACATTGCAGTTAAAGAAGGATATAAGGAAACTAAAAATCCTGATTTAATTAAGACAAAAGGTATGTTTATTACTAAAGTACTATTAGGTAAGGGATTATCTGCAAAGATAATACCTGAAGCTATTATAAAGTACTTTGTAGATGGTATACCAGTAGAAGACACTATAAAAGGATGTACAGATATACGTAAATTCTTAATGTCTGAGAAAACTGGTAAACAATGGCATGTTGAATACATGAACCAAGAACAACAGCGAACTAATCGTTTCTATGCATCTACTAATGGTGGATACTTATGGAAATGGAAATATACAGGTCATGCAGAAGGTGAAGTAGTAGAATACTATGAACCTTATGTAGGAAGACAAAGCTATATTGTAAAAGAAAAGTCATATCAGAATATGCTTACTGCATCTGGTGTTACTCTTTTGAATAAGTTCGATGATAAACCAATTGAAGAACGCAAAATTAATTACAGATATTATCTTAGAGAAGCTCTAAAGATAATTGAAGAATTACAACCAAGACAATTAGAACTGTTTTAACAGAATCTAACATATTGTATCAAAATTTTAGGATTGTCATAAACTTTAATGCTTATGATACTAGAACTAGATACATCTCTATTAAACAAGTATAATATTTCAATAAATCAATTAGTATTTATTTCTCTTGTATTGAATGATAATCAACCTAATAATCAAGACATTCAGGAACTTCTCAGCCGAGTTAATGAAGAAGAGATACAAGAGTTAATTCAACGTAACATTGTTGTAGTAAATATTTCTGACAACAATCAAATTTATAGTCCTTCAGAAGAACTACTTAAGTCTATTAAAAAAGATAGAGAAAGTATGTTCAATGAGTTCTATGAAGTATTTCCAGTTTATGTTACAAGGCCTGATGGTACAAAAGGCTTTCTAAGAGCTAATATAAACAAATGTAGAAAGGAATATAACCGTATCATAGGTAAATCCAAAGCAATGCATAATCATATTATGGCTTGTCTGAGGTACGAAATAGATGATAAAATGCGAACAGGCAAAATAGGTTATATGAAAACTATGTGGAAATGGCTTACTCAACATGAGTGGGAATGTTACGAAGAGCAAATGAACTTAGAACAACAAACAGCAAATAGTTATGGAACAGGAATCCTTTAAAACATTACCGTTTAAAACAATAGCTGAAGTAACAGATGAATCTGTTAGATATATTCAAGCTAGAAAGGATAAGACAATTGTGCCTTTAAAAACACGATGGTCTAAGTTCAATAAAGTTTGCTGTGGTGGATTAGAACCAAATATGATTTTAACAATCGCAGGAGGTTCAGGTTCTGGTAAATCAGCATTTGCGAATACGCTTGAAACTGATTTAATTGATTTGAATACCGATCAGGATATTGTAATCTTAGATTTTTCGTTTGAGATGCTTAGTTATAGACAAATTGGTCGAAAGTTAAGTAATCGATTAAGACGCACTACCTCGGAGTTATATAGTGCAAATGACAGTATAGATGATGCTACTTTAGATAAAGTTAAAGAAGAAGCAGAAAAAATTAAAAAGTATCAAATATTTTATATTGATACTCCTAGTACTGTAGAAAGTATCGAAAAAACTATAGATTATTTTCACGAAACAATAGCTAAGGATAAATGGCTTATTGTTATACTTGACCATGCCTTACTTGTAGAAGGCGAAAGTGAACGTGGAACAATAGTCGATTTACAGAAAATGTTTATTCGTAAAAAGAAATTATCTAATACGAGTATTATACAGATTTCACAGATGAATCGAAATATTGAACAACCTGATAGGATAAACAATCCTTCTATGCATTATCCTATGCGTAGTGATTTAGCTGCATCAGATGCAATATTCCAAGCTAGTGATTATGTGATAGCTTTATCACGTCCAGAATTACTTAATATACTTAGCTATGGAGTTAATCGCTTACCTGTAAAAGACAAGGTATATCTTCATTTCTTAAAAGTAAGAGATGCTGGAGAACCATGTATATTAGAGTTTAACAATGAGCTTAAGTATGGTAATCTGATAGAAGCTAGTCCGAGTACTACAATGCAGCATACAGTAGTATTTAATAATAAAGTAGGCTGAAATTATGAAAAATATTTTAACTATATCTCTTCCGAACAAAAAGTGTGATAAGAATGGTATTTATAAGAACTATTTGCTAAAGCGTTTAGCTCTTACTTATCCTGAGTTGTTAATCGATGGTATCGATACTGAAGAGACACCGTTTAGTTATCAGTATATTGGACCAAGCGATAAGATTCGTTTTGGTGCAGACTTATATTCTGCATGCGACGTAGCTAAGTATCGGAAGTGTACTTATTGTCCGTTTGCAGAAGAAAACTATAGCCTTGCAACACAGTTTGAATTGGCTATGAAAAAATTAGATGATTACGCTAAACTTCGCCGTGATTATCGTAAACCGTTATATGATTTCCGTTTGCCGGATGGTACTCCTGTTAAAGAGTACGGAAATTTTATTCAGGTAGGTTATAAGCTTATCCCGAAGTATAATCGTGGATATATTATGTCTTTACCTCGCGAAGAAAAGACTATCATTAATAACGTTATTGTTATGATTAATAACAATACTGAAATTAATGCTTCATTAAATCTTTAATTTACTTTACAATATCAGATTCTTTCAGATTATATCAAATACTATCATATTAGATGTAAAGTAGTATAACCTAATTTATTATGTTAATACTACCAACTGAAAAGAATAAACCAAAGGTGCAGAATCCACGATTTCTGATACTTTTCGGTAAACCAAAAGCTGGTAAAACGACTTTACTTTCTATGCTTGAAGGTTGTCTCATTATAGACTTAGAAGGTGGTTCTGAGTTCTTAGAAGCACTTTCTATTCAAGCAAGAAGCGTTAATGATTTAGCTGAAATAGCAAATCAAATTAGACAAAAGATTACTCAAACAGGTACAAAACCCTATAAGTATATTGCAATTGATAATGCAACTCGCTTAGAGGAAATCTGTTTACCTTATGCTGCTACTTTATATCGTCAAACTCCTATGGGTAAGACGTATAAGGGTAATGATGTAAGACAGCTTCCTAATGGATCCGGTTATTTATATCTTAGAGAGGCAGTAAAGAAAGTAATTTTTATGTTTAAAGAACTATGTGATAACTTCATCCTCATTGGTCATACTAAAGATAAAATGATTAATAAGGATGGTGAAGAGCTTACAGAAATGGCAATAGACCTAGTTGGAAGATTAGGAGACATTGTTTGTGGTGAAGCAGATGCTGTAGGTTATGTCTATCGTAAAAAGAATGAGACTCATATCTCATTTGAAGGTGGAGATAACTCAGTACGTGAAGCTAGAGCTCCTCACTTAAGAGGAAAGAACATAGTTATTGCAGAAAGTAATGAGAACAATGAGATTACAACTCATTGGGATCGAATCTATTTACCAGAATAAAACACATTGATATGTATAGTAAAGAAAGAGCGCAACAGATAACAAAGAATGACGTTAAGTTTATTCCTGCAGGTATTCAAGAGAATGTAGCATTGAAAAGTGCACGTATAGCTGAATCTCCTACAGGTAGAAAGTTTTTTGAAGTAGTATTTGAGAAAAACGGAGCAACTCTGACTCAAACAGAATGGAAGCCTGATAATAAAAACGGGCAACTTAGTGATGAAGATGTACAGAGAAAGGAAGATAATCAGTTCTCTCGTACTATGCAATTACTTCTTTGTTTTTACAAAGACGAAGAACTTGTATTTAACGGTACTAATTTTGAAGAATTTGCAAAAGAAGTAGTAGACTATTTGAATAAAGCAGATAAGTCTAAACTTCTGCGTGTTAAAATTGTATATAACGATAAGGGTTATACTACTCTTCCGTCATATGCAAAATATACTTTTATTGAGCCTATGATATTGCCTGAAGGTCAAACTTCAGCAATTACAGAACTGCGTATTGATAATTTTACTAAGCCAGTAGTTGCAGATGTTGAGACACCTGTAGCTAATCCGGGTCCTAGTGAAAGCATCAGTATCTCACCTACAGTAGAAGCTGCAGTAGAGAACAATGCAGAGAATCCTTACGGATTGCCGTTTTAATAGGACAATAAAATCCTAAGTCTACGCTAGGCATAATATAGCGATACGTGAGTAGCATACCGCCATGTGAGTCTTTAGACAAAATAATGGATTACTAATAGTATGCACTCACGTTTTTTTATTTGTAGAACTAAAAAATCAATTTTTATATGAGATTATCAAAATTTATTAATAAAACTTTCCTTAAGAAAACAGGTACAGATGCAGAGATAGTAGATACTAAGTACACAATTCAAAACATTAACACAAGAGATGGAGTTAATGTAAAACGAGATGAATTGAAAGTAGGAGATATTATCTATGCTGCTATATCTACTACTATAAAAGAAAATGGAAAGAAAAAGCGATTAAACTTAAGAAAAGATATCTACCAACTTAAAGACTCATATGGTAGATTTACGTTTATCGATTATCTTGGTAATGAGTACAAGACATCTTTGACGGCTATTAAGATTATTAATTGTTTATCTGCTAAGCAGAAAGAAGCAGAAATAAATGATTTACTTGATAAGCATGAAAAAGAACTTATAGAAGCAGAGAGACTAAAGTATCTAGAGGAGAGTAAACGACTAGGATTTAAGTTTACTGACCTTGAGCCAGAAGATAAGTTACGTAGAACTATTGACGCTGGCATAAAGAATATATGGATGGTTGGTCCAGCAGGATGCGGCAAGAGTACAATGGCAAGAAATGTAGCTAAAGAGCTAGAATTACCTTACCTTTGTATTAGTTGCGGCATTGGTACTTCGGCTACCGAGTTTATTGGTTATAAGTATCCGACGCGTGAAAAGACTCGTTTTGCAGAGTTTTACGCTGAGCCATCTATTATATTGATTGACGAGATAACGGCATTAGATCCTGCAGTTGCACAGATCTTAAATGCAGCGTTAGCTAACGATGAAATTGAGACTACTACGGGCTTAGTTCATCGACATCCAAACTGTATTATTATTGCTACTAGTAATACTTTTGGTTTTGGATGTGATCGTCAATATGTAGCAAATAACCAGTTAGATGCGTCCACTATAGACCGCTTTGTTGGTGGTATTGTAGAGGTTACGTACTCTGCTAAATTTGAAGATAGATACGATGCAGAAGTTGTAGAATATGTCCGAATTCTTAGAGCTTTCGTTCAAGAGCAGAATTTACGAAAAGTATGTTCTACTCGTATGATTCAAGCGGGTCATAATCTTAAGTATCATCATTTCATGGATTGGAAATGGCGTCTGACTATTAACTGGACAGACAATGAGAAAGAGCAGTTAACTAGATGGTTAACTGAAAAAGGGATAGAAAAAGCTAATAAGAAACATTAAAACAACTTCTATATGGTAGAATTATCTTATACGTACGATAGCATTAGTAAATTTTATGAAGACGCTCTTCATCCTACACCTGAGGGTAATATAGAAGATACTTTGCGTCACTTACAAACTGAAGAAATAAGCTTTAGAGGTAACGATATTGCAACTATTAAAAAGAGTCAATACAGTTATACTAAAGGTCTAGCTGAAATGAAGAAGCTAGATTTAAATCTTAATTTGGGTGGCTCAAAGAGATCTTATAAATGGGATGAAACTGATGGTGATGATATTAGCTATGATCGACTTATAGACGGTTTTCCAGCTATGAAAAAGCGAGTTAAAAGTCATGGAATAGGAAGTGGACGTTTAGTAAACATATATGTAATAATATCCGAAAACTGTGGTATCGGTTCACAAGAGATGCTCGTTAAAGCTTATACTGCAATGCAGATTGTAGACTTACTCGAGAATCTAGGATATCGTGTAGCAATATATTCTTGTGATTGTACTCTTGATTCAAGTGGTATGTATAAAGGAGAGCAAGGTGTTAAATACACGGTACAAGTATGTTTAAAACGACATGAAGATTCTTTGAATCAAGGATTAATACTTAATGGAATAAGTCCTTGGTTTTTTCGCTATTATTTATTTGCTCATCAAAAGGGCAGATATAAAAATGGTTGGGGAATGGGAAGAGCTGTAGAAATGGAGCTTGAACAGACCAGAGAAAATATTGTCATTAATCATGGAGAGTGTCTAAATAAAAGATCTGCTGATAGCAAAATAAAGCAGATAATAAAATTATTCGGAATAGATTGATACGTTATGCAATAAATAGCAGCTATGCCTAAATCCCGCATAGTGGTGTATAAAGATAGGTGTGAGTCCTATGATACGAAGTTTATTTCGACGTCTTTTTAGGAAGTATAGCTTTTATCACTAGATGAAAGATTTTACTGTCCTATAAAAATGGTAGCAGTACTGAATAGGGAATAGACGACTTCTGTTTAACAGATATAGGGCTATTGATTTCTTGTATTGATTACTACTATTTTCGTGCGAACACAAAGATGTAAAGTAATTTTCCAGAGATTATTCATATATTGTCTAATATTTTTTTAAACTTTACGCTAATGTAAAAAATAACATATAATAACAGATTTTATCCTATAGTAGTGAGAGCTATAGGATATACGGGAGATGCGTTAACTGTAATAGGTAGTACAGGTCGCCGAATGGGGATAGCGTGTGGTATGGTTCGAATCCATCCTCTCCCACACTAACGCGTACAGGATATGTATGATAAAAGAAGGGTAAAGAAACCCACAGAATGTATTACTTTAGATTATATATTATCTAAGGTAACCGAATACGACATATATGCTCATTACTTAGGGCAATTCAAAGTAGGAGCTATCTATAATAGTCCATTTCGTAAGGATAAAAACCCTTCTTTTGGAGTTTATTATAGTAAGCGAACAAAGCAGCTATTATTTAAAGATCACGGTACAGGAGAATGTGGAAATGTAATTAAGTTTGTGTCCTTATTTACAGGAATAACAAATTATAATGATATTCTTAAAGATATTATTAAACAATTACATATTACTCCTGATACTACTTTAGATAATAGTAAGCAGTATACTCCATCTACAGATACTGTTATTGGAGTAGTACGCCAGGACTTTACTTCAACTGATATAAATTACTGGCAACAATTTAATATATCTAAGGAAACATTAAAGAAATTTAATGTTAATAGTATTAAATACTATTTATGCAATGGTATTGTAAAAGGTATTTATAAACCTGAAAATCCTATGTATGCTTATAAAGTATACAATAACTTTAAGATTTATAGACCATTAGCAGATAAATATACAAAATGGCGTAATAACTTAACTGAATATGACATTCAAGGTTATGCTCAATTACCTAAAAAAGGAGATGTATTATTTATAACTAAGAGTATGAAAGATGTAATGTGCCTTTATGAGATGGGAATACCCGCAATATCTCCTTCATCTGAAAGTACTTTTATTCCTAATGATATATTAGAGGATCTTAAGAAGCGTTTTAAGCGCATTATAATCCTGTTTGATAGAGACCCAGCAGGAGTAAGATATAGTCGTAAAATAAGCCTTAAAATGGGCTTAGAAGCTTGTTTTATACCAAAGTATTTAAATGCAAAAGATGTATCGGATGCTATAAAATTAAATAACTTTGAAATTGTAAAAAAAGAAATAGAGAAAATTGTTAACAAACAATATAAACATGCGTTATAATATTATATGTTTATATAATTTAACAGCATGAAAAAAGAAAATGAAATTTGGAAAGTTATACCAAATTATGAAAATTATGAAGCTTCTAATTTTGGAAGAATAAGGTCAATTGATAGAGTAGTTAAGAGAGACCGTTATACTACCAGAAAGATAAAAGGTAAAATACTACAGCAGTTTGCTAAAAACTCAGGATATTTACAAGTAAATTTATCTAAAAATAGTAAAATAGAAACAAAAACCGTACACAGGTTAGTAGCTATTACTTTTTTAGAAAACACAAATAATTATACAGATGTTAACCATAAAGATGAAAATAAACATAATAATAATATTAATAATCTTGAATGGTGTACTAGAAAGTATAATATGAACTATAATAAATTGCCACTTAAGAAATATAAGAAGGTATTAAAATTTAATAAAGAAGGATGTTTACTATGTATCTATACAAGTTTAAAAGAAGCTGCAGAGCTTAGTAATTTATCTAAGAGTACAATAAGTGGTTATTGTAATAACTTACATAAAGATCCTAACGGATATATTTGGAAATATGAAACCAAAAAATAAAAAGAAATAGACAAAAGGTAGAGTAAAAAATGCTACACCTAATGTCTACAATGGTATAAAGTTCCGAAGTAAACTTGAAACCTATACATACAAAAAACTTAAAGAAGCTAAAATTCCAGCTGAATATGAGTCAACTCACTTTGAGTTAATACCTAAGTTCGAATATAATGGAGAGAAAGTAAGAGCTATGACTTACTTACCTGATTTTATAGGTAAAGACTTTATAATTGAATGTAAAGGACTCATTGGAGATTCATTCCCTTTACGTTGGAAAATCTTTAAGTATACTCTAATGAAGAGTAATTCTAACTATAAACTATATTTAGTTAGAAACCAAAAACAAGTCGATGCTATGATCGATGAATTAAAAACCAAAAATTAACAGATTATGTCAGAATTTATAAAAGTTGGAGAAAAAATTGTCAATAAACCTACAGGTCTTGATTATGACTTGATAAATGGTAAAGTATATAATTTGAAATGGGACCGTTACAACGGAATGTCCTATTTTGAAGAAGATGGTTTACTTAGTCTCCCAGCCAAAGTATATACAACAAAGAGTGATGATGTTTTCATCAAGCGTGTAAATACATATTTCCAGAAAACAAGTAAATTGTCTACTGGAGTAATGCTTAGTGGCATTAAAGGTACTGGCAAAACCGTTATGGCTAAAGTTATAGCCAAAAATTCTAATCTGCCTATTATTGTAGTAGATGAGGATTATCCTACAGGTCGTATTAACGATTTCTTCCGTAAGTTCGAAACCCCTGTTACAATTATCTTTGATGAGGTAGATAAACACTGGGATACAGAAGATTTGTTAGGATGGCTTGATGGTGTACAGACTAATGCTAAGAAATTAGTTCTGTTTACTTGTAATAACGAAGATAGAGTAAATGACTATCTGAAAGATCGTTGTTCACGTGTACGTTATATTAGACACTTTGAAGCAAACGATAATGCTCGATTCTTACGTGAAATCTTACGAGACAAAGGTATTGCAGAAGATAAAATTGAAGATACTTATACATTTATTGTAAATAACTTTGGTCTATTATCTATTGATAATATCTTATCATTTATCGATGAAAAACTCTTATTCCCTGAACTTTCTAATGAAGAGATATTTAACGATATGAATATTTCCTCTAAGAAAGGTAAAAAGAATATAATCGGAGAAACACCAGATGAAGAAGATGAAGATGATGATGATTGGTTGTATGATGATGACGAAGAATACGAGGAGGATGAAAGTCTACACAAGATAATTATGTGCTCTTGTAACTAAAAAAAATAAGGCTAGTAGAAATACTAGCCTTTTCTAATATTATGAAAGTATGTGGTTTAAGTGATTTACATGGTAATTTTATTGATATACCAGAGTGTGATGTACTATGTATCTGCGGAGATATAGTAGGATTAGTTGAACAACGTTCAATTGAACAGTCTAGACATTGGTGGTATAATAGATTTACTAGTTGGGTTAATAGATTACCTTGTAAAAAGGTAATTATTACTCCTGGAAATCATGATTTTTTCCTTGAAGATGCTTATAAAAAAGGTTATCTTGAAGAATTACGTAAAGATTTAAGCGCTAGAACTAATGGTAAGTTAGAAATTCTTATAAATAGTGAATATACTTACGAAGGAATAAAGTTCTATGGCTGCCCTTTTATACGTCCTATAAAGTTCCAAAATGGAAGATGGGCGTTTGAGGATGATTATAATGAGGAAAGTAATACTTGTTGTTATGATAATATTCCAAAAGATACAGATGTACTTCTTACTCATGATAATCCCTATTATAATGGTATATTAAACTATCTTATACCTAAAAATATAAAATATCATCTATACGGTCATTGGCATGAAGGAACTTCTTTTATTAAAAATAATAAATATAGACATAATTGTTCTATATTGAATGATATGTATAACATAAAAGATAATTTTAAGCCTATAGTTATTGATGTTAATAAGGACATTGTTCCTATAAAAGAGGATGAGATTCCTCTACCAGTAACTGGAGATATTATAGATGATGAGCAAAATTTAACAGATGAAGATTATGAACTTGATACAGAAAGCAATTAAGAAAGCAAAAGATTTTATTGACGAAAAAGTTATGTCTCGTAAATTCGATCTTTATATAAAAACAAAAAAGATAGAAATGGAACAGGATATAATAGAAGCAGAAGAGAATATTGAAGAGGCCTTAAAACAAGGATGTTTTGAGAATGCTTTCATAAATTTTCGTACAATGAATAGAATCAAAGAAGGTTTTGAGTATTTAGACAAATTTGAAAAATACGTAAAAGAAGATCGTAAAGAATGATGAATATAGAAATTCCATATTATGAGGATAATACTAGAATTTCAAATTCAGCAATAGGTTGGTTTCTTAAAAAAGGTCCAAGATATCTTCGTGATATGTTAGATGGAAAAGAAGAAGGTATGAGTGCTAAGTTTCTTGAAAAAGGTACTATGATACATGAATACATTCTTCAACCTGAGGAATTTTGGAAAGACTATGAGATATTAGACTTTGAAGTTCCAAAGGTAAAACAACAAAGAGATTTATGTGAATATTATAGTTCACATAAATTAACAGATCCTTTAGCAGATGATAATAAATTATTATTAGAAGCATATAATAATTCTTACAATAATACAAAATCTGCAGAAATTAGGAAAAACGAAGCTAAGAAGATTGTAGAAACTTACAGTGACTACATTAACTATCTTCAAATAAGTACTACAAAGAAAGTAATTTCTTTTGCAGACTTAAATATGCTTAAACAGATTAAGCAAAATCTCCAAGAACATGTAGCAGCTAATAAACTGTTATTTAATGTTCCGACTACATATACCTGTCATAATGAATTTCATATTAACTGGCAATATAAGAACATAGACTGTAAGTCTTTATTAGATAGAGTTATGTTTGATCACGTTAATAAGAAAATTATTTTGATAGACCTCAAAACAACAAGTGATATTTATAACTTCAAACATTCCGTAGAGGAGTTTGATTATTATAGGCAAATAGCTTTTTACCTTTGTGCTATTACCTGGTATATGCTTAATGAGTTAAATCTCAATGTAGATGATTATGACTTAGAAGCATATATTATTGCTATACAAACAAATGGTAAGTATGAAGTTAGAGTATTTAATATGTTTAACGAAGAGGAGTTACTCAAGCGTAAAGACATAATATCAGAAGCTTTAACAGAAATATCATATCATATCAGTTCTAACAATTGGGAACATACTCGTAAATATTATGAGAATGATGGAATTGAAGAACTTACAGGCTAAGACAGTAGAAGACTTGGATATTGAGATGACAATAAATAGTTGTGTCATTACTAATCCGGCTGATGAAGTTGATGAGAATAAAGTTGAAGAAGTAGATAATTCTACAATTGAAGATAAAGTCGAAGTAACTGATGAAGCAGCATGATAGATTTTAGTAAATACAATAAAGGGCTACGATTATACGCAGCCCTTTTTGAACTAAATCCTCATGTATTTAATACTGATACTTTTATAGATATGCTAATACTTAATAACAATAGTATTGGATTAGTCTATAATAGATTATATGATCAGTATATTATCTCTGAGATTACTCAGAATAGATTCTATTATAATAAACGGTTGGTATTTTATAATGGAACAAAACAATATGCCTATGTACTTACTCTTTTTGATAAGGAATACATAGACATTTATAAAGATATTTATACAAACGGATCTTTACTCTTAAGTAAGCAATTTTTAATTAAAGTTTGTATTATTTGGAAAGATTTTTTAAGTGATTCTTTTTTTGATTGTTTAAAATGTGAAGCATGTGAACAGTGCCAACAAAAAAGCCAGGTGTAATAGCCTGGCTTTATTTTTAATTACCTGCGATTTGTTTATCGTAGTATCTTCGTTTACTTGGAATATCATTAAGTTCTATAACATTCTTAAATGGAGTAGACTACCAGAAAGCTTTTTCTAGTTGTGTATCTCCTTTGTATGCTCCTCTAGATATTACTTTATTTTTATCTTTTTCATCTGTAAATAATCCATAGAATTGTTCTACAGGATAAGATACAATTGCGCCAAAGTTATCTATTAAACTATACAATGGTGTAGGAGTTTTAATAGTACTATACACATCTGTAAGTTTATATGGAGCTCCTGATTCAAAAGAGGTTCTTGCCATTACATAAGCAAATAAGTTTAATAATTTATTACGCTTATCGTCATCTGCAGCTTGTCCTGTAATATAGGCTATAAATGGCCACATAGCAAGAATAAGAGATAATTCTACTTTAAGTTTCTTAAGATTAGTTCTTGTTAATTCATCTTGTATTCCTTTATTTAATACAAGTTGGTTAAAAGAAGTAGTAAGAATATCTACACCTTTTTTATCTTTGTATATTTCGGAGAATACTCTTAATGGAGTTCTTAATAGTCCTTCTACATATCTCTAAGAAGTATAGTCCCACTATTTAGACATTGTCCATCTTTCTTGCATAATGATAGGTATATACTATCTATGCATCATACACATAGCACCAAATACATTAGTAGTAAATTGTGCTTTCTATAAAGGTGTAAGCTAACCATCTGCAGATGCGGCTAGATTCTTAGCCGTATTACCTACAGTAAATTTAGCTTTATTAACAGCATATTGGTCTTTAGGATCAATAGCTTTTAATTCTCCATTAACAAATTTGATAGAAGCTTTAAAGGATTTGTATTTCTTCCAATTATCCTTAGTATCTTCTGTTCTACCATATTTGTTGAAATATTCCTCTTTAGATAGAAACACACCGTTTACATTTTTATAGTTGTACATAACAGAATTTAGAATTTGTCCTTTAATGAAATAATCAGACATAGAATAAATTCCAAATGCCCACTCATTCTGTAATACGTTGAGCCATCTATTACGGTTTGTATTTCTTGACAAACTTTCTAATGTAGAACCTACTTCAAAATAATCCATAGCTGCCATCTGAGGACTCTTATAATGCTTATTGCCAGCATTAATGCCATACTTAAAGGTATCATATACTAAGTCCTTGAAACCCGCTGCTGCATCAGAAAAATCATAATATCTACCAGTAATTGCATTTACTAAATGTGAATGCAAAGCTGTAAAGAATCCAGTAAAAGCACAAGCAAAATTCAAACCTAAGTTTCGCAGAGTACCATAAATACGTAAGTTATTAAATAACTTAGTAATGTTATACTCTCTTTCTCCAATAGAGAATGTAATAGAGTTAAGCTTAACATCATATACATTCATATCTATGAACTTCTTCGCAAACTAATAAATGTTAGTCTAATCTCCATCTTTAGGTTCTATTTTCTATTTGAAGAATTTCTTAACAGCAGCTGCTACTCCAGTATTAGAACCAGTATACTTTCTTTGACCTAAGAAGGCTTTAATGTTTTCTACTTTAGCTTTAATAGCTGATTTCTATTTAAAGTTCTCAGCCATTTTAAAGTATTGAATAACAGAACCAACCATATCTGCAGAAATAGTAGCAGGATCGTCTAAGTCTTTAATAAAGTACTATGGAACCATAGCTAAAGAAGTACCATCAGGTGCAGTTCTAACCTTCTTCTGCATACCCTAATCATCTCCCTTAACAGATACACTATCAAGTAAATAATCTTTAGTAGCAGTAAAAGGATTATAATTATGAGCCTTTAAGAATTTATACCAAGAGCCTGATATCTATGGCAACTTATACTTATTTAAGTTATGTAAATTATCTAATTTATTATTAGACTCTTCCATAGTATCTATAATAGCTTGACGTAATTCCTTAAGCTCTTTATTCTGCATTACAGCTTTATAAGCCTTACTATTATCATATAAAGACATCTTAGGCTGATAGTATTCATCGTTAGTTCTATCAAAGTTCTTATTATAGAAAGGAGATTCTTCAGATATTTCAGAGAAATTCATTGAAGGTTGTACAGTTATGTATTTATCATCCTTAGGTACAATCTTAGTATAATAGGACTTAGGATGTACTCTACCTTGTGCATCTCTATAAGTATGTCTAAGCTCAAAATCTTGAAGAGTACCAGGCATTTCCTAATCAAGCATAGCTGCTTCTGCATAGTCTCTTCTATATCTATCAGTAGGAACTATTTTAGCTATGTCTTCAAACTTAATACCAGCTTTCTACTTATTTGTTTTCTTAGACTTACGAATAACTCTCATTCGAGCATCTAATCTATTTATTAAGTTCATAACATGATTAGACATAAGATTAGTATTAATCTCGCCAGTCTTATCATCTCTGAAAGCATTAAGTATTTCCCTTTTTTGACGGTTTAATTCCTCATACTTTTCTCCATAGTTAGTTCTATCTACTTTAGATAATAAGTCATAGAATTCTTCAGAATATACTGTACGAGTATTTCTTTCGTACCACTTATTATAGTCTTTATCGCTAAGTTCTTGTTCTTTCTATTTACGTACTGCTTCAAACTTTTCCAGATTAGTCTTCATTTTAAGACCTTTGGCTATCTTATCATTAAGTTCAGTAAGTTCGTCAGCTATTTGTCTTTCAATAGAACCTTCTGGCTTTTCATTACCCATAAGGTCATACTTACTTGCCAATTGTTTCTTTTCTAAGAATAAGACTTGTAACCTATTCCACTCTTCTTCAGTAAACTTCTCATACTGAATTATGCCATCTATATTCTTATACTTACTAGTAAGGTCTCGGATCTTAATCATAATATTTTCACGTGCATTAGACGCTTCATCACTAAGAGCATTAAACATATCATAATACTCTTTAGTATATTTACGCTCACAATGCTTAGAAAGCCATTCATTACGCTTACGATTATACTGAATACGTAATTCTCTATTCTCTGGTAAAGTTAATTCTCCAGGATGTAAACCTAATTCTTTCCTTGTATCCTCTAAGAACTTTTTATAGTCTCTTTGAAATTTACCGTAATTCCTTTCTCTTACTATATAGCCTGTAGTTTTACCTTCATCATCTACTTCAAACAATACTTTTTGATTGTTACCAGCAGCCTTTAATTTCTCTAATAAAGAGTGTGCTTTCACAAAAGTATTATTATTAATAGTATTTTCAGTATTTTGAAGTATATTGAATAATGTCTTGATAGCTTCATCATTAATCTTATCGCCTGCACCAAACCATCGTGTAAGAGAAGAGATATCGTTATTAGTCTCCTTAGTATTCTCAGCTAAGTAATTATATATAGTAGGTGAACCTACCTAGATACCATTGTTAAGCATAATCTCTCTGGCATTCTATACCTACATACGCTTAACATGATCAGAACAGGCATCAAGAATAGATTTACATATAGATAAGTCTGACATCAGTTTATCATATTCTTTAGTTCCTATAATATCACTATAACTTGATAAGTCTACTAAAGAATTATATACTTCATTTGCGTATTTACAATAGAATCCGAAGTAGTTCTTGTTAAGAGAAACCAATCTTTCGTCAGATAAAGCATTAGTACGATTATTATACGCATCTATTACTTCTCTAGCTACTGTTCTAATATCGTCCTTAAGTTCGTCAGTAAAGTCCATAATAACTTTTATGTCCTCTATAACTCCATTCTATATATTCTTTATCTGATATTTGATTTGTTCTTTTAATTCAGTTCTCTTAGCTGGATCCTTTTCATCAATAGAATTAAGACGAGATATAAGACCTTGTTCGAGATTCTTTCGTATACTTCTTAATCTATCATCTAATTCTTTCTTAGTATTAAAGTTATACTTATTTAAATTATCAATAGATACTTCTATAAATCTAGCATTTTCATCTGTACTAGATAAAAACTACTCTTCAAAACTTAGGTTTCTTGTCTATATATCGGCTGACAAATAATCAAAGCTTTTAGCTCTCTCAATTATAGCCTTATCTCTATCTCCATTATATTTCTATAATAGGTCTTGGAATAGCTAAGACTAAGATCCATCAGGATCCTAGTCTATAGCATAACCATTATTTTCAGATATGACATAATAAGCAGCGTCTTCACTATTAAGTACCTTTGCTACTTCATCAAAAGCTGCTTTAACTTCTTTATTCTTTAAATTTAAACACTGCATAATTATTCACATTCTTTTCTACGTTTCTTACCCAATTCCGCTAATGCAGACATATCTTCAAAACTTTCATTCTGTGCTGTATCAGATACAGTTTCTATATCAGGAGCAGATTGGGCTTCAAATACTTCAGTCAATTGACTTACATCTTCTATTTGTTGCATAAAATCTTCTATTGCCTCAATTGCAGTAAAGTCTTCTGTTTCGATAGTACCATATACAAAATCAGTAGCTTCTTGCATCATTTCTGGAGTAATAGTAACATCTTCTGTTGGAACAATTACGTCTTCAACATCAATATTAGATACATTATCCATAACAGGATTTCCATCCTCTGTACCTGCTATTTCCTTTGCATCCTATTCTATTCTTGCTTTAATAGAATTTATTTCTCCAGGGAAGAACTGTTTAGTAAAACCAGAACCAGCTTTAGGATCTTTAATAGCCTTTAATGCTAATGCTTCAATTTCACCTTCAGTCAGTAATGCATTATAATTAAATGAGTTTGCTTCAAATGCAGAAGGTTCTAAGCTATGTTTCTAGAATTCCATAACTCTAAATCCATTATCAATAACACCTAATTTAGGTATTCTTTGATATATATACTTAGTACCTCTTCCTACAGTTTCACCTTCTTCATTAATATAAGAAACTTGACCTACTTTTCTATATAGTTCTGTTACTTTAGAAGTACCAGCTCCATTTACTACTTTAATGAATTCTTTCTTAGAACGCGAAGTAGCAAATAAATCTGTTTTCAAGGTAGTTCTTACTCTTCCTCTTTCAGAAGTACGATGTAATACTTTATCCCCTTTTTCCGCATTTATTTCAAATGGTTGAACTACACTATCATCCTACCACAAGTTACGTGCAATAGTAATATTGATAGAAGGGAAATACAAAGCTTCAGCATTATCATTCTCTTCAGCAATAGAAGCATAAGCAGCTTGATTAGAGGAACTCTTAAATGACTTTAAACCTTCTTTAATAACGTTTACATAACCATTTTCTTCTTTCCACTTATTAGGAACAAGATTAAAGAAGTTATTACTACCTCTTTCATCATAAGAAGTTAAGTATGCATACTTAGCTAAGTCATTAGCGAATTCTCTAACTATAGGATCATCAGACTCAAGTAATTCAGCAAAAGCAGATACTAATTGATTCTCAGTTTCATAGTCATTACTTAAGGAAGAATCAGATAATACAATACGGTCTATTAACTATACTGTACCATCAGCTTGATATTCTTGTAAATAATTAAGTAACTGATTACGTATATAACCATCTTGACCAATTAACGACGGGAATTTATCTTTGTTCTCCATTATGTACTACTTGATGCCAGTTAACCTTTTACACATACTATCTTCACCATATAGCATCCCTACTAATTCTTCATCAGTAGCATGTAATGCGGGTAAGTCTCTAGACAGTCTTGCTCTAATAATAGAGTCGATATAGGAAGAGAATCTGTTTACGAATTTCTTATCTCCTATATGCTTATAAGCTATTGCCTCTTGTCCATTATTATATACAATATCCTTTCTTTGACCAAATATACCCATTGCTGATGTGAAGATATTCTGGAATACCTAAGTTGCAGGGAATGCCTAAGAACGCAATAATTTACGGGGTAACGAAGTGCCATGATGTAACTTAGTACTTAAGAATGTTTTACCAAAATAAGTACGTAGAGCTTCTTGAGGATTCTTTTCATCAAATTCCTATCCTTCAATAACGAAGTATTCTGCATTATCATATATGAACGTCTCATATGAATTTCTGAAGTTCATCTACTGAGCAAGAGTATTACCAAATTTCTTAGTATCAATCTAAGAACGATGTACCAATTCACTTAATCTCTTAGCATCATTATTAAGCTCATTATAAGCTTTAAGAACGATTAACTAAGTATAAGGATCTTTAGTGGTTAGACCGTTGATAAGACTACTATCATTGAACACAGTACTTCTATCGTGTACAAATTTAGTTTTGTCGTATATTAAATCTATACCTACTTCATCTGCTATACTATTATACTTCTTAATATGATCATACTTAGTAGGGTCATTATTATCTAAAGAATCTATATATGACTTGTATTGTTTAAAGTACTTGTCATATAAAGTAGCAACTACCTGATTTTCAGTCTAAGTAGTAACACCATATACACCCTTATTAGCAATCATAGAATCAGCAAATTCTTTCAATATAGGCTGTGCTAAGAAATAGAACGTAGTCTTACCCATACCACCACGTAACAGTAAGTTAGTCATGTTATAAGTAACTTGATTTACATTCAGAGCCATGATGTACGGATCTTTAGCAACGTCTACATGTGCATTAATCATTGCTGATAACCAGTCTAGTATTCTAAAACCATCTCTACCTCTGATAGCATCTATAGTTCCTAAACCATAAGGATTACCTTTAGTATATATCATCTATAGATGTACTAATTGAGTTAAACAGTGATTAGTAGAATTAAGTGCAAACGGGGCAATACCTGCTTTACCACCTGTATATTCCTCTTTACGAGCAAGTTGGAATGAAGGTAATAGCTCATACATTGGCAAAGCTTCCTCTTTAACAGAAGGTTGTATAAGAGGTAGAATATCTTTCTAAAGTAGCTTAGTAAGAGTATCAATAGAAGCTCTGGTTTCTGCCATATTCTTGCTATCTGATACTACTAACTGATAACTCTATATAATCATATTCTACAACGCCTTAGTACTCTGCTTATCCTCTGGTAGTACGTTTCCTTCTTCATCTGTCTCATACTGCATTATATTGCCATTCTCGTCATAATTAAGAGTAGCTAAATACAATTTATCAACGTCGAAGTCAGAACCAGTCATAGCAGTAAATTCATCAGGAACTATAATAGTATCACCTATTCTATCTGGTAACACGTCTACTACTTTAAAGCTAAACGTTGAAGAAAGACCCTGAGTAGGGATACGGTAACCAACACCCATAGGAATGGCATCCTTACCTATTATACCTTTCTCAAGTAACCATCTTCTCATTTGGCCATAACTACCTTGATACTCTTTTGGTACAATGTGTCTAAAGAAGTTAGTACTAAGCATGACATCCATACTACCGTCTTTATTCAAGAAACGTAATTTCTTACCATCATTAAACGCAGTACCTATTGCAGATTGTTTACGAGCGCCAGTAGCTTTGAAACCAAATGAAGACATCTGAATAGCTGAGCCACCTGGAGTATTTAAATCTACTACTTGTTTATTAATGTAAGATATTATTCTGCTTTCAACCCAATTTCTTGAACTTGTAGCAGCAAGAGGAATACGGAATTCACCATTTTCATCTAACTTAAATCCATCAATTACTTCATCAGACATACCTGAGGAAACAGCTTGACTTACTAAGTAATCTGATAAAGCTTTGTTATTAATAGTACCGTCTTTAAGGAATCGTTTTAATACATCATTAGCTCCTCTTACAGATAGTCTATTAATCGCTCCCATTACTCTTTCTTTGATTTGAGCACCTGTAACAGATTGTCCTTTATTATTACCATAAGTACGAGTATCTATAAGGTTACCAAGACATATCTTAACTGCCTGAGTACCAAATGAGCGGTCTAAGTGTTCGTGAGGACTAGTATTAAGCTGCAATCTTAAGTTACTGATATCCTACTTAAATACTGGTAGATTACCTTCTTGATGATACTTATCATAAGATGGTTTGCCAAGATCTTCCACATTGAAGGTATTATTCATACTATCCAAATATGTTTGATATTTTTGTCTACCGCCTACTTTAACAGCAGATTCAAAAGTAAGCATATCAATAGTTCCTAGTTCCTCATTATTCATACGCTCATAGAGAAGTCTATTATCACCCTTAGCTAATACTTTAAACATAGGGAACATTGCCATCTTATCAAATACTGGTATATTCAAATTAAGCTGGCTATCTCGATGATCACCAAAGTAAACCATCTTCAAAGGATTGATAAGAGCTGAAGTAGTTTTAGCATATTTAACAGGATCATTAAGCCAACTTTCGTCTTCTCCTTCCATTATCCTATATGCTTCTTCTATTTCATCAGACCAGTTACCAAGTGCTTTCATAATGCGTCTGTATAAAGCAGGACGTACATATACAGCAGCATCAGATTGATTAATGGCTCCGTCACTATAAGGATTGGCACTATTCTTAGAATAACTATCTACGAACTTCTATTGCTCTTTATCCAAAGAATCATAGAATTTCTATTCCTTTTCTTCAGTATTAAGAGCCTCTATCAACATATCATCTGTATAAGCAGGATATCTTTGACTAAGCAAATCTCTTAATATAGAATTACGAAATATCTTATACAATTCCCCATAGTATTCTGAACCAATTTCATTATCCTTCAAATGTAACACACTAATAGAAGTGTCATTTTCTTCAGGATTATCCCATATAGTTCTGAGATTGGTACCAGTAGAAAGTACAGCAGATAGACGTTTAATCTTATCTACATCTCGACCAGATATAACATCATAGCTTGCTATTACTTCTCCATTATCGTCTTTTATTTCTTTATTGAATTTCTTCCATTTATAATAAGCTGGATCACCTGTAAAGCATTTCTCTACCTCTATAATAGATAAAGCACTATTAGCTACATGAGAACCAATAATAGAATATAGTATATCCTCATTAAGTAATGAACCTTCTTCCGCAGTATACATTTTACTATCAGCTGCTTTTTTATAGTAAGAATATATATTATGAGGAATAAGTTTATTTACAAATCTACCATTTTTGAAGCCCAATATACCTCTATTTACAAGTTTATTCATCTCTCTTGTAGTAGCTCCTACAAGTAGATTATTTATAGCTTGATAAATATTAGCACTGGTAGTCAGTTCTTCACTACTATTAACTCTTTCAAAACCAAGCAATAATACTTTAAGGTCTTTAAGATACTACATTACCTCTTCATTGGAACCATTTTTTTCGAGGTTAGCTAAATCCTAGTTAATGTTAATGATTCTATCACCAACTCTAAGACTACTAAAGTATCTAAATCTACCACCATTACCACTAGCATCCATCTTACCATTCTTAATCTTACCGTGATAATTATCAACTCTCAGAGTAGGATTCTTCTCTACAAATGGCTTATGAACATAGTAATCGAATACTGCATCAAACTCATCTAACCAATAATTAATAAAGATGTCGAGAGTTCTTTTACTAAATCGTCTATCATCAGTAACGATTAAAGACACGTCATCTGGTATCTCTTCACCTAATACAGCATAGTAATTAGCTGTGCCTTCATCAAAATACTTAGAAGTTATAGTATCTCTTACTAATTGTAAACCAGATATACTATACCAAGTCTTTTTATCAGACATAGTAGGTAATATCATCTGATTATTGAATGTAAGAGTTAATTTAGCTACATAGTCTTCAATAGGTGTAATACCAAAGTAATCACGACTTGATTCTCCTATATTGAGTGCTAAGAAGTTATGCAACTTAAAGTTGGTATCTTTAGCATTTGCAATCAAACTTCTTCTACTATAAGGAGTATCCAATATCTGTTGTCTTTTGCCATGAGCATCTTTATTGATATTACGTACCTAATCTGAAAAATAGTTATTTTCGCTAATAGGATATACCAAAGCGCCATCTGCTCCTACTACACTGAATTCTTGTGGAGACGGATGTACCTTACCATATGCTACAGCCATTTTATTAATCTGAGCATCCTTAGAGCTATAATTGAATATACGGTCAATAGTTCTTGCTGTACCTTGCCCAGAACGCTTTTTAATATAAGATTTACCTGATAAGCCAAGAGCTACGATATCACCTAATACACCGTTATTAAAGCTCTATCTTTCCTTAGAAGACCAGAATGAAATAAACTTGTTTAATTGTTCATTATCTGTAATGTTAGAATCTGGCATCTAAGACAATAAATAATTAAGAGCTAATTCATCAAATGGTATTTGAATAGCATTACATATTTGTATGAAATTATCTTTCATTTCCTGTAGTACTAATTCACTATCAGGCATATTTTTCTTTAACTTCTTAGCTTTAGTAGCCAATATATTAAGTCTGGTTCTTCGTGAATTGACATACTTAACAGCGTTAGGATCGAGATATCTCTATCCGTTATCATCCACTTTTACATTAGCGGACGCAAAAAATGCCTTAGACCATCTTGATGGTAAACGTCTAATCTTTCTAAGATTATCACTGTCTAACACTTCCCAAATAGATCTCTTAAGAGCAGCAGCTGTTTCAAAATCCCTCTATTCATCTGACATATCATATGTAATATTAGGAGTATCCGATTTAGCCTCAATCGTATTCATCTGAATTTTAGCTGACTTAATTGTAGTCTCTAGCTGAGTTTTAGTATTATCGTCAATAGGATTCTCTTCAGATGTAAACATTTCATTCAATGCATAGAATGTGGGATCTGTTTCAGCTAATCTAGCTGTAGTATCAATAATATCTTGATAAGAATCAATGTCCCACAAATTCTCCATTATCTTATTCCATACGATGTTGAATGATTCAGTAGTAGTAATACCAAATATTTCATCTAATACTGGAGCTATTTCTCTAGTAACTACTCCAGTCTGTTCATCTCTAATAAATGTGTATTCATACTTAGGTACAGAATAGAAGAACAGTTTAGCTCTGAATGCAATATTATCTTTCTTAGATATATCTCCTTGATTCTTATCCCAAGTGTTATCAGGATTATCACCAGTTTCAGTATCCAATCTATTATCTTCTTCAGTCTGTTGCTTATCTACTTCTCTAATACCTAATTGATTAAGTCTGCTTAATATATTCTTCTTGAATATATCTTTATTACTTACGACATCCTCTACTAACGGTACGTATTCTTCAGCAATCCACCCTGCATCTATTCTGTCCTGAATAGTATCAAACATACCGTCTATATCCAATGCATGAACATCATCAATGGTTCTAATATTATACATTGATAGAGCAGTAGAAGTCAATGAATTAGCCACACTATAGAAAGTCTAAGAGTCAAATATGTTGGGCATATTATTAACTTGCTCTGCAGTAAGACCAGGTATATAATATGTTACTCCATATGGATGTTTTCTATAGAATTCTTCAGCTATAGTATCAGCTACTTTATAATCTTTAAACTATCCTTGTTTAATAGCTTTAAATAACTGTCTAGGGAAGTTAGGTTTACCAAATAAAGCTCTAATGTAGTCTCTTATATTCTTAAAAAATTTGACGATTTTATATCGCAGAGAAGGATTCTTTTCATTAATCATATAACTTCTAAATTCCTCTGCGAGAGCTTCTTCAACCTACTGTTCAGTATAGTCTCTAGCTTCACTGTGAGTGTTGACATACTCTTGATATACAGCTCTACGTTGAGCTTCATTCAGTAACAGTAAACTAACATAGTGAAATGCTTCATGATATTCTACACCTTCTCCAGATTGTAAGGATAAACCTATTTGTGGCATTATTTCTTGAGTAATAGCATTGACTGCCATTCTCATAATACCATATGCCTTTTCATTAGAACCAGTAGCAAACATAGCATTAGTCACTATAATATTCTCTGGATCCAATCCAAGCGTATCTACTAACCATTTTCTAGCAGATTCAGCATTAAGTGTATTAGTACCTCTTACTGTAGAGAATACTCCTGCTACTTTATCTTTAGGAGTCTATAATACAATCTTCTTACCTTGTCTATTAGTAATAATACCCCAAGTATGACCAGGAAGCAATTTCTAATTAGAAGGAATAGTAAGACCGTATTTATCAAGATTCTCTTGTGTAGCAGGTTCAGCTATCACCGGTTGTTTAGGAGTACCTTGTTTCTTTTCAGGAGTAGCCTTAACTGGAGATTGAGTAGCTATAGTCTGTCCATTAGAAGCAACAGAAGATCTTGTAGCAGTAGAAGCCTTCTTCTATGATTCTACTACTTTCACATCATCCGCATATACAAAAGGAGCTTTAAAAGCATGATCACCTAAGTCAGTCTTTATCTTGCCATGATTGATAAACCAAGCAGCCATAAGAATAGGCTCATTAACTTTTACAAGTTTACCATTCTATTTACTATAACCTAATTCTCTAAGAGAGAAAGTAATGGCATCATTACCGAAACGTATTTGAGTATCATCATTAGATGCTAATTCAGGATGATTAGTTATTACTCTAATCATACCATTTACTACCTACTCAGGAATACGGGACATTAATAAATCTTTATCTGTATTCCAGTGTATATTCTGTGATATCTCATATACGATTCTTTTCTTCTATGAGTCAGTAATACCGTCAAGTTTAGTATAACGAGTAGTATAACCCTTTCTAGGATTAGTATAATCTCTTAATGCTCCATTTACAAAGAATCTTTTACCAAGAGCATTTTCATATACATTTAACTACTTTCTTACTAAGAAGTTAAGAGAAACCTTTTCTTTATCTGTTAAACCAGATACAATAGTTTTATCGCCATTATTAGCAAGAATACCAAGTAAGAATTCATCTATTTCATTATGGAAGAATCCATTAACCATAAGTTCGTAAATGAACTCTGCAGTACTCATAGGAATAGGCTTACCGTTTTCATCTCTATTGATAGTACCATCTACATTCTTACTTAACTATATTTCACTATAATTATTTACATTGGGTATTCGATGTAATTCTTCTGCTAACATTATAGGCAAAGTACTATTCTATGACGGAGTATTTTCTACTTTAGGAACATAATACAATTTACCAGCATATCCAGTACCTTGAACAGAAGTATCGTCAGTCTAATCTAGTTTTACAATACTAAAGGGATTTAAACCAAATGGCCCAGTACCGTATCCTATTTCTACATCTCCAGTAACAATAGCTTCTGTTAATTTGTGACCATCACTAGGTATCTAAAAGTCGTCAACTTCATTCAAATGTCTATAAACAGGATTACCGTTTTCATCTACTATGTTATTAAGAGTACCATTGCTGATACGCATATTAGTAGGTTTAACGTGTTTTGCTGCCTCTAGAGGCAATCTACCATCTGTAAAATAGTTCGGTGCGTATTGTTTGATGATCTTAGTTCTAAGGGCAAGCAAATGGCTAATCTGAGCATCTACATCTTCAGGAGTCATACCAAGATTAAGTAGGTCATCTCTCAGACTTTGAGTAATAGCTCTTAAAGAAGTATTATATACTATACCATCTTTTTCTATAATCAGATGTATAGCTAAGTTCTTCAATGCGGTATCTCCACCACTCATATCATGTGTACTTGAGGTTACCACATAATATGCGTCATCTACCGTACTAAGCCATCCTGGAGTAGCCAGGTTAACTGCTAATACAGAGCCAGGTCTACGTTCAGCTACTTTACCATCCTTTGTAATGAATGTAACAGGTTTGCCTGCTACTGTAATAGGCATTACTTCATCAGTAGTAGGTAAATAGAAGAAAGTGTTAGCTATGTAAGCTCTCTTTTGTTTACTCTTAGTAATAATAGGATTACGTTCGTCCATATCTGCTGTATCATTAGCATACGTAGCAGGACCAGTAAACCCATCATCATACATTTCATCGAATACATTCTGCATCTAAAGCATCTCTTCCCCTATAGTAATAGAATTATCCGGATTCTATTGCATAGTAGGATCCCATTTTACTTCATCTGTAGCAGGGTCAATATATACCTCAGATGCTTTACCTTCTTCAAGAGTAGGAGGAGCTACTTTATCTTTCTATACTTCCTGTATTGGAGCAGGAGTAGGTTCGATGCTAGGAGAAGGTTCCGGTGTTTGTACCTCAGGTACTTTTGATTTCTTTTCCTATATAGTAGGAGGAACATCTCTATCTTCTTTTTCTTCTTCAAATAAAGACTGAGAATCATCGTTTGCTGCCTCTTCCGCAGAATCATTAATGGGATTTTCTGGAGTTACTTCTTCTACAGCATTCGTAGCTATCTCTATATCTAATTTAGAATTATCGTTATTATCCTAATTATTGTTAACAGCTTCCTCCTATACCTTAGTACGCTCTGTATCATCAACATAAGTATCGTCTAACTCATACTCTCTAGCTTCTTCTTCATCGAGTAATTCTTGAGGCAGTGTTTCCAATTCAGGATTTGCTTCCTATTCCAATTTATTTACAAGAGTTTCAATCTAAGAAATAGTTTTACTATCCTCATCTTCTTTTTCCTTCATCTCATCCTGAGGTACAATAGGAGGAGTATTTTCTTCCATTGTATCCATAGGAGATTCAGTTTTCTCAGCTGGAGAGGGTTGTTCTAAAGTAGCAGGTTCCTCAGTAGTTACAGTTTGAGTATCTTCATCAACTACAGGTTCTTCTGCAGGAGTACCCTACTCTTCTTCCTTTTCCTGTCTTGCTACCTATTCTTTGCTATCTCTACGTATTAAATCTCTCTGAATAACAGATACAGCTCTACGCTTATAAAGTGATTGCTTATCAGCTAAATTCTCACTTTCATCCCATTCTTTGTTTACTTTGTCATCGTAGTCTTTGATTACCTACTGTTCAGATCTGGGTTGTCTTCCATTAGCTTCATCTTCATTAGCTGCATTAGTGAGTATAGATTGTCTCTGAGCATCTGTTATATTATCCCAAGTAGGTCTATAAAGTCTTGTATCGCCAGTATATGAACCGACGATATATGCAGCATTATGTTGAATAAGATCTTGTGTAGCTCCGTCATTAATGAACTTCTCAGTAAGGGCTTGTTCTAATTCCTCTTGATAGGGGAGAGCTATAGCGTTTAATGCTTCTTGTTGCTCCGCTGTTCTTTTATTCTGTTTCTTTAAGTTCTTAATATACTTTTGAATTCCAGATATACCATCTATGTTGACATCTAAGTTTAAGTCCTACTTTAGACGTTTTAAATCTTGCTTTCTGTTAGATAACTCCGTATCAATAGTATTAAGAACTTTAAAATAAGTATTATTTATAAGATTATCAATAGCACTTTCTCTATATTGAACAAAGTCTATCGCTTCATCTCCTTCTAATTCATCTACATATTGATTATACATTAGCCTAAACATGTCATCTAATGTATTATCATTACGTATCTTAGATTCAAGCTCTTCAATAGCCTTAGTAGAGTTTTCAGAAGCTTGTGTCTGATCATTCAATCTATCACGTAAATTAATGGCATTCTTGATAATCTGATTATATTGTGTATCACCAAAAGTAGCATTAATTTGTTTAGCTATATTATTAAGTTCTTTATTAGAGACATAAGTAGATACAGTATTAGCTAAAGCTATGTCTTCATCAATCATTTCATCAGTTACACCTTCTGGCTTATATTGCTTCAATGATTGTAAAGAGTTACGTATTCTACCAAAATTGTTCTTATTCTACTTAGAAGCAGATACAAACTAATCAATCTTATTATCTCTCTCGGCATCAGCATAATGGTCAGCAGTAAGACCTCTAAGTTTATTATCTGTTAATACTTGCTTAGTGCCTTCATATACATCCCTAGCTCCATATACGCCTGTCATAAACAAACCAGTAAATCCACCAATTTTCATTTCGTTGATAAGATCCTTATCTGTATTAAGAGTATTATCTGGATGTATACCGTAATAAGCCAAGTTAGCCTCTAGTCCTAGATTAGCCATATTAGCTGCACCACTTAACAAAGAATATCCTTCAGCATTATCGTAATCCCCTTTCTGATATCTACTAGATACTAAATTCTGAACACCTTCTTCAGTACGTTCAGTAAAATAACTTAATCCTAAAGCTTTACCTAATTTAGTAATAGTACTTAAAGCATCCTTAGTAGCTACTTTACCCATAGGGTTCTTAGATATCTTATCAGCTACTCTGGTAAGGGTATTATCAAGTATGGAATTACCTGCCTCAGCTAATCCTCTATTAGATACTGACTAAGCCATTTCAGCAGAAGTAGCCATGTTAGGAGTCTTACCCAGTAATCTACGCATACCATATGCTCTAGACAGCCATTGGCCACCATATGAGAATAAAGTAGATTCTACATAATCAGGAATAGATAAGGCTGAGTTAGTCTGTTTTAATACTTCTAAACCCTTTTTAGATTCGTCAAGTATTTCGTTATATCTTGGATCGTCAGTCTTTAACTGTTGTGCTACGGATGCTTGAAATATTTCATAATCATCCATATCATCTACAGGATAGCCTAATGAAGCCAATCTAGACTTCGTCTGATTAGTAATATTAGAAATATTAATACCTAATTCATTAGCACCATTAAGTACTCTTTCTTGATATGCAGAGAATGCTTCTGAAGATGTTTCACTATCGCGCATATAAGAAGCTATGGCATAGTTAACTCCAGCTTCAGTCATAGCATATAACAAAGGTAAAGTACCACCAGAGCTTGCAGAGAGAGCTCCTTTAGCTACTCCATTCAATATAGCACTGGCTCCCATTTGACCAATCATAGCTCCAAATTCTGAGTAACTACTACCTAAATGAGGCAATGCGTAATACCAACTCATAGGATCGTCGATACTAATTTCGTTTCTCTCGAATTTAGCTTTGAATTCTGGGTCTATCTTAGTAGGATCGAATAATAGATTACCTTTCTTGATAGTGTTAATCTTAGCTTGAATATCTTCTTCTTTAGATTTCTTTCTGGCATTAGCTACCTGTAAAGCTTCATCTAACTAACTTACTTGTGTAGAAAGAGAATTCATATCATTCTTATTTCTACTATCCCACATAAACTACATTTGTTCAGGACTGAGTTTACCTATATTACCAAATATAGTATTAACTCCCTCAGCAGACAACATGTGTTTAAAGTTATTATTGGGATTTAAGTCAGCAGAGTAATTTGCATTAAGGTAGTCATAAGTTAAATATTTTAAATAATCTTTAACACTACCAAACTTCTCACGATTCTTAAATAGTTCTTGAGGTCTTGTTTCATAAAATATATCCTGCAGATAAGGATTAGTTCTAGCCATTTCCTTAACAGCAGGTTCTAATTGAGCAATTTTTTGGCTCAATTCATTCTAACGAGTATAGGCTGCAGCTAATTGTGAATCAGACCAGTTATACCCATTAAGCTCTATATTCCTATTTAAGTCTATTAATTCTTGTTTAGAATTTAAATAGTCTTTAGCATTTTCTAGTTGAGGAACCCATAATCCTTCAGTAGAAGATAGCTCACTATACTTCTTATCTAAGTTAACCTAATGACCTTGTACATTAGCTTGTCTCCAAGGATCTAATACAGTGTGACCTATTTTATTATCTGTAATTATATCTAATAAGCTAAACTCATTATCTTTTTCAGTTTTTGGTCTACTGTAATCAGCTTCTTCCAATTGTTTATGTACAGACTCAGCTGCTTCATTAAGCAACTGAGCCTATCTAGCTTCTTGACTATATTCTTGTATTCCAAAGGTATCTAGCTTTGGAGTATCGTAGAGCTCGAAATCTCTTGCTCTTTGTTTAGTATTAAGTATTTTATCCATAATAGATATTAATTCATTCTTTCATACTCTGAAATGAGATTCTGTGTATCAGTAGTTTTACTGCTTAAATGTCTATTATCGTGAGTCCAAGCCGCATCTCTTGTAATTGCTGACTCACCTTCATCTGGTATTAAACCTAAAATTGGAACTCTAATAAATTCTCTTGTTTTATCTGATACGGTTCTAGAAGTACCATCACTAGTAGAACTCTATCTATCTGTTGTAGATGTAGTTGTATTTCCTAATTTAACCTTTCTCATTCCCATTGCAGCTCTTTCTTCAGGAGTGAAATCACTCATTTGCTCAATAGGAATATAAGCGTATTTTCTTTGGTATAAGAAGTTACCATCAGTAGTTACTTTAGGATCACCTTTGATAATAAAGTCGTGATACTTATTACCCATTTGCCAATTGTGTTTAAATTTATCACGAGCTACCATACCTTTAACTGTAGTATCACTCAAGTTCTTAGCATTTCTACCGCCAGGATTAATAACATTTGAACGAGTGGTTCCCATTAATCCGTAAGCAAAGTCTTCAGCAAGAATAAAGTTACGAGTATCGTTAGCTTCATATCCACCATAAGCTTTAGTACCATTAGTACCCTATTTAGCATATACATCACTTACTTCAGGGCTAAGTGGACTGGACATAACATCTAACAGATAGTTCTCTGCAGCAACAAGACTCTTGTGATTTCTTGCTATTTGGTTAAAGCTATTACGCATTCTAGCCTGCATTACAGCAGGGTTAGTATTAGCAGCATAAATAGCCTAATCTTCAGGGGATAATGCATCTACACCTTTCTACATTACTACAGATACTTTATCAGGAGTAAGACCACTAAAGTTATCCATTAATGTCTTACGAGCATCTCTATGTAATATAGTAGTAAGATTGTTCATTGCTTGAGCACTTCTATTAGCAGCAGCTTTCATCTGTAACTTAGCACTTTCCATCCACCAAGGATCACGTTCAGCCTAATCATATGCAAACTCTCTACCAGCTGTGATTAGAGTGTTATTAAGTTGATACTCAGCATCTTCTTTACTAAGACCTTGTCTTTGTAATATTTCAAGATGCTTACGGTATTCAGGAGTATTCTGTATACTTGATAGATTCTTTTGAATTTCATAATCTGTTCTATCTGTAGATACTCCAGAGTGTATCCAACCATTTGACACTCCAATAAAGCTAGCCTTCAGGTTATCAACATATGGTTTAACTAAGTCTACTTCTGATTTATAGGCTAAAGGAGATATATCGTTGAATATATCATCCTGTGCTGTATCATAATTAGTAAAGTCTACATCATGCCATAAAGGGTTATATTTACCAGATAACATTAATTGTTGATTTGCTTTCTATCTAGCAAGCATACCCTCTCTACTCTACTTAAGTCTACTTAAATAACCGTAATCGATATTATTAATTCTCTATTGTAGTCTAGATCTAAAGTTAGCATCCTTCATAGCATCTGGATTAGTAGATGCCTCTTGAATTAAATCAGAGAACTTACCTATAGAATTTCTATAGTAGTTTTCTGTATCTACTGCAGAAGGAGATTGAAACTCTCCAAATGTAGTAATTGTATTTGTCAAATCTTTTGCAGCCTAATCTACAGCTTCTTTCTGTGCTGCACCTATCCTATATAATTCACCAAAATTAATAGGAACGTATGTGTTTAATATAGGAGCTTCTGCAGCTCTATCATATCTATTTGCCTACATAATTTATCCTATTATCTTAAGTACTTACTCCAATTCTTAATAGCATCTGATGTAAATCCTGCCTGTAAGAACGGTTTATATAATTCAAGCATAGCCTTATCTCTCTTACTTTGATTACGCATAAGAGATTTGTTCTGTGCAAATTGACTCAACTGACTTAATCCAGCTCTACGAATATTACGAGCAGAGGCTCTATTCTATGCATTGAGATCTGAGGCAAGATTTGTAGCATTAACCCATTGTTTACCGAGATCATTCATAGCATTAGCATACTCACCTTTGTACTGATTGTTAACATTACTTTCAGTAGCTCTGGCTGCAGCTTTAGCTTTATTTGCTTGGATAGCATTCTGTAATCTAAATGCCATATTATGACCAGTATTAGTCATTTGTTGACTTGCACTATAATTAGCCACATCTCTATTTTGCTCTATATCTCTAAGTAAAGGATTAATATTATATCTACGTCTACCCATAGTATTAGCAATAGCAGATGCGTATGGATTATAATTAGCCTATACTGATTCTGGATTACCTGTGAATAGATTAGACATTATTGGAGCTAGTGTTGCAAAGTCACTAATAGCGTCTACCCAGTTAAGACTATTTACTTCAGGAGTATTAACTGTAGTAGGATTAGTACCTATAGTAGGCATTATACTTCTAGTTCTAATATCTTGAGGAGTAGCGGATACTTCCGGTACTATTTCATCAATAGTATTTAAATCAGACATTATCTCTGGAGCAACTACAGATTTAGCTACTCTAGGAGTAGCCTTTTTAGAAATAGTCTAAGAACTACTAAATTTAGTTCTTTTAGGAGCAGTAATAGTTACTTCAGGCAATACACCTGCGCTTACTTCCTATACTCTCCCATAATTATCCCAAGGAGCTGTAACATCACCTTTAATACCCCAAGTATCTCTGATTCTCGGAGTAGGAGCACTAACACCCATACTAATTTCACCTGCAAATCTAGGATCTATCATAAAACCAGCTGCATTATAACCTACAGGGAGGTTGTCTCCACCTTTAGCAAAGGTTTTCAATTCTTTGGTTTTATTTTTAATGCCTTTCTTTGCTTTCAGATTTTCTTGCATAGCAAATAATTTGTCATGCATTAATTTATTATTCATTTCATTAAGCATATCTGCATTCTAAGCGTATATGTCTTTTCCTTTACTTTTCTTCTTTGCCATCATTTTATCACCTAATTCTGCAAAGGTTTTATTTGTACCGGGTACTTTAAGAGTATTACTTAATATTCTACTGCCCTCTGGTAAATTAATTAAATTACTATCTGTAGGTTGCCCCTATTCTGGAACTTTATTCACTTGACCATCTGGTGTAGCTATCAATTCCCCGTCATCTACATACGCTAATGAAGACGGTACATTACCACCGTATTCAAATACATCTGTATCAAATTCCGTGTTGTCCTCATTAAACTCATTTGCTAATCTTTCTGTACCGGCTATAGCTTCTCTATTTTGGAATGCATTCAATCTTATAGCAGCTCTACGTTTTCTGAGTTTCTTATTTCTAAAAGCTCCTCTTAAGCCAGTACCCAAAGTACCTTCATCAAAGTCAGTAAATGAGGTCATTTCTGCTGCTTTTCCTTTCTTACCAATAAGACCAACTGCTGCACCAGCAATACCACCTACTAAACCACCTACAGGTCCACCTATAGTCATACCAAGTTGTGCTCCAGATCCTGCACCTTCCGCTATACCAGTAAGAGATTGCATAGTAGCCTCTCCACCAGTAGTAGCAGTAGAAGTCTAGAAAGGACTTGTCAATGTATTTATGGCTCCAGGTATTGCCTAAGCTATTTCTGATATATTTCCTATATTTGTATTAGCAGGATTATTCTTAATCATAAGATTGTTAGGGTTATTTGGAGCAGTCCCCCTAGCCATTGATGATTGTAATTCCTACATATTACTTAAAGATACCGGCAAACCAAACTACGCAGCAGGAATCTATATCTTTCTTTTCTTTGTATTCTTTTTCATATTAAATTCTAGAATATCTATAAGTAGTTGTTATCTAAGGCATCTAAAAAGAATAATCCTTATCTGATTTAAATTTATAATCACATATCATATATTTACCTCTCATTCTAGCAGGGAATGACATATTATCATCCTCTTCAAATGAATCCTGTCTTGGAACTGGTAATCTATAAGTATCTTCACGATAGTCAAATACTAAATCCTAACCGTCTTTATTAGCTACCTAGTGTTTAGTAGTTAATTTAATACTATCAAGAATATCATTGGTTAGTATTTTATTATTTGGATCTATAAAGTCTCCCTATAACTGAATATTATCAAATACTTTAGTATACTGAGGATCTTTGTTTACTACTATCTTTAATCTAATGTCTTTACTAGTATCACCAAATCCTTCTATATCTAATGAATTAATGATATAGAACTCATTATTCTTAGTTGTTACAATTTTATCTGTAAGAGGTAACGTAAAATCTGGATCAAATGTATATAAAGATGTAAATGCGTTTAATTTTTCATTATATATCAAAGACTTATTATACAGTCTGAACCATACTTCATCATATTTCTTATCATACAATGAATTAGCTCCTTTAGTCTTTTGATTATACATGTTATTCATATAAGACTGCACGTTACAATCTTTTGATATTATACTTATTCCACTTCCTGTAGATTTACATATTTCATTCTTATTAGAATCGTACCAATATATGCTATTACTAGAGTTAACAATACTTCTATCATTAACTACATTAGTACCATTTAGAGTACTCAAATAATCGTATCTATCCAATACTCCACCAGTACCTAATACTAGTTGTCCTACATTGTTATCTTGTATTAGTGATCTTTCATTTACAGATAGTATACCAAATGCATTATTCTACCAGAAGTATAGTCTATTGAATATACCTTTTATATTAGTTATCTCTCCATACTAATAATCTACATCTATAAAATCAGCAGGTTTAAATATAGACCAATTATCTATATTCTCATTTGTAGTTTTAGCTTGTGAAACATATACCCTATTAGCTGATTTTACATTTGCTTCATCATATAATCCTCTAGTACTAAATATTTTTCCATCAGGCTATGCAGAGTATGCGTCATTATATAAATAATAAGGTTTACTTTGCGAATGATATGTACCTAATTGAACAGGTTCTATTTGCAAATATGCATCTACATTATTTGAAGCACCATTATATGTTCTATTAGTCATTTGCCCCATAGATAATTTCAAATTGATAGTGCTTTCTAATGGAATATACGCTCCGAAATAACGTTTTCGTTCAGACCAAGAATCACCACCAGAAGCTTCATTTCTTTGAAATATCATTTGAGATGGATAATCTAGAATACCAATATAAGTATCTCCTCCAAAAGCATATACTACAGGATTATTCTTATCACCATATGACCCTATAGGTATATATGTAGAACTAGTTCTAGCTGAATAAGTATTACCGTTATATGGTATTAATGGTTTTTTTGCATTAACTACAATTAATGGGCAATTATCATTAGCATGTTCATCACGATAAAATGAAATAGGTTGGATTGAAAGTATATCATCATCTGATACCTATAATATAAGACATGGACCAGCTGGGCCATAAGTAATTACATCTATATTATTTCCACCCTCATAAAAATTACTAGCGGTCCAATTAGAATAAGTAATGTTACCTATACTAGCTTTATAAGGTTTTACTCCACCATTTAGTACGGCATTGTATGGTATTATAGCTGGAAGTTTTGCGTCTATTATACTTTGTTCCTTTCCTATAAATTTAGAATTTACTCGAAAATAGAATTTCTATATATAAGCACAGTACCAATCATCATTGTGAATTGCAAATACTTGTGATGCTGAAGCTGACGGATTATTACCAGAATTATATACTTTAGTACTTTTTCTATTAGTAACATGAGATGTTCCTTCTGGTAAACGCTAAGCTGAGTTATTCATAGCTACCCAGTTTTGCACATTTGTACCTTGCTGATCTGTATCTTGTTTACTGAAATCAGATATAAGAACGGCTTCCTATCTGAGATATATATTGTCTTTAAATAGAGCTTCAGTCTTTTCTCCATTAAAACATACTTCTGGTGATATAAACCTCCAATAATTATCAGTTATATCTTCTTCATCAATTTTTCTTCCAACTACACCTGCTCCAGATCTTTCTATTACCAACCCTCTACGTTTAGTATGTAAAAATGGCATTGGCCTATACTCATTAGTGTCTTTATTACTTTCTCCTCTGCCTATTTCTCCAGTATCGCTTGTTTCAACAATTTTATAATTATGTATTGGAGTGATAACTCCTTGTGATACAATGGTCCTATCTTTTTCTGTTCTATCACATCTTACTATTTCATAAGATACCGCATCAATAGGAAAGTTCTTTACCGTAAATTTAATGCCTATAGGTTTTGAGTACCAGTAACTACCAAATTGTGTAAGAAGAGGGGCTGTGACTAAATTAGGCATTCTAATATCTCCTATCCATAACACTGGAGAAGCTATAAATTTACTATTGTAAAATACGATACCAAAGCGATATACTTCATCTCGTTGATAACTTTTAAACAACGAAGCTATAATAGGATCAGCATAATTTCTTTGTCTATAAGCAGAAGTTATAGGTCTATCATATATTTTACTTCCATTTAATTCATAAATAGGCATAGAATTTGTAGTAAAACCACTAACATCAAGTCCCACATTATTTGCCAATTCTACGCCAGTAAGAGGAGAATAAGTTTCATTTAATTCTGTATTAATAAAACTATATGATATATTTAGCCCATTACCTCCAAGTTTATTTCCTTCTCCATATACATATTCTGTAGGCTGCCCAAAGCTAGATCTAGCCGCATTATAAGGGTTAATGCAATCATGATGTCTTGGAATTTTCCTCATAGCATCGTAATCTGTAATTGAGAAATATTCATAGTCATCAGGATTAGCAGTTTCTAACCTAACGTAATTGTTAGAATTAGCTCTATATACTCTAGCGTCATACTCCACCAGATTATCATTGTCATATATCATTGGTACCCAAGAAGTTTCTGTAACATTAGACGCAAACAGTCTATTCTACAGAGAAGTAATGCTATTACATATAAAAGAATAGCTAGTAAATGCGTTAAATTCTTCCTATGTCATAGTGCTTAATGCGCTACTACCAGTATCAGTATAACTTATGTAATCTAAATTTGTATCTATTTCAATATCATCTATTACAGAATAAGTAGGAATAGAATTATTATCTTCATAGAAGATACGTACTATGTTACATCTATTGAAATCTTTAGTACTGAGTTTTGCTCTTATTGTGCATCCTTTACCGGTATAAGAACCTTTCTAAGACCCTTCGTGATTTACTAATGAAGCATTAATTTCAGAAGCGTCTAAGTGTACTAAATTACTTAAACTAGATAATGAAGTTTGTTGAGAGTGTTTATTATACAATCTATAACAGTATTGAACCATACCAGCTTGAAAGTTACCAGACACAATATCTATGACTTCAAATGGTGGTAATATTGCATTAGGTATAATATCAATACTATCTGGATTAAGTATATTACCATCTGCATCTACTAAAGGGTTATCAACATTAGGATACTTTATATACTTATCACTCATAATATTGATTACTTTAATAGATGAGTTTCCATCAGTAAAGTAAGCTTTAATATTGGACTGTGTTTCGTAATTTAATACTATACTTAACTGATTTGAATCAGTTTTTTCACATAGTTTTAATTTACCCTATAATACAACTGTACTAACTAAATTGGGAGAATCAAAATTCTCTATACGGTATATCTTATTATAGCCATCTACTAACTTAGTAACTACTACAGCAATATCATTAATGGTTGCAGTACCTATTATTTCTTCAGTACCTTTAATACCATAATTATACTTTTTAGCACCCTCTACGCTCTAAAGAACTCCACTAGTACTAGAATCATCAGTAATGATACGAACATCCTAACCAAATCTATATTGATTACTTGGTAACATACTGGCGGCACTATCAGTGTTCATTCCACCATAAAATGTATTTATTTGAGCTGTATTACTAATCATAATTATCTATTCTAATTGTATATATTCTGTTCATCTCCTGTAGTAGAGAAGAATGTATCGTGATCGTCAAACTCTGTATATAATTTATTCCAAGTATTCTTTATACTTTCTATTTCATCTGTACCAGGCATCATAGCTTCAGCATATGCCTATTTACGATAAAAGTTATAAGAGTTACGAATATCGTAGTAGTCTCCTTGACTAATCTGACCTTTTAATTTCTTAGGATACATTAGTTTCATAGTCACATACCAGAATATAGCTTCTTTGTATGATTCGATATCTGGTATCATTGGCATTGCTTCTTCATCAGTAAATATTGCATAGTATGATACTTTAACAAATCCTTCAGGTATATTAGTCATTATATAACCAGGTTTAGTCATATACTATAATTCATTACTAAACATAGTGCTATCTCTATGACCTATAGATCCATTAACGTATTTACCATTGACTGTACCTACTGTCCATTGATTAAGTAAGATACTAAGGGTTTGACGTAAACTAGTATCTTCATTTAATTTCTGCAGGGCCTCTGTATCACTTGTAAGATTGAACATATTCTTTACTAATGGAAATAACTCAGTATCGTGTATCAACATACAAGGTTTACCGCATCCTCTATCATGAAATATCCCAAAGCTTGAAGTAGTCTTACGCATAGGCAACCAACCACCATCATTCTAGAATGAGAAAGCTACTTGACCCAATTTATACAAATCACAGGGTAAAGCCGCTTGATGATTTATAATAGGTAGAATAACTACTTTATGATCGTACTATTGAATGGCTCCTATCTTAAGTATAGCTTCGAGTATCCATTCTCGAATGTCAGATATACGTATGTCCGATTCTTCCAATTGCAAATCTGCAATTATCTTTGCAATTATACTCTTTGAAGATATTAATCTATTATTTATCATAACTGTATTTCCATTTAAATCCAAAAGCCTCTTGTCTTATACCTAGTATACAGTCCTTAATCCAAAATCTTCCATTCTTATATCCAAACTGTTTTGCAGCTTCAGTAGCAGAGGTATATCTATTTACAAATATTCCATCTAATGTAAATTGATCTACACTTTTTCCTCTGTTCTAAGTTTTGTCAACATATGGATTTAATCTATCATATTTTACTTTGGACCAAAGATAACCGTATGCGTATCTACTTTTACTGTTCTTTGAATGTTTACCTATAGCACAATAAATTGAAGAACCGTTTTCGTTTATACCTAAATATTCCATTGCTCTACGTATACCGTCAAACTCTGCTAGATACTCTCCATTCAAATTATAAACATAAATTTTTTTGGTAGTTTTATACATGCCTGCTTGACTTATTTTCTTTTTGGTTTCTTCTGATAGTTTCTTTCCCAGTCGTCTCTATCTTAGCTTTTGTTTATTTTGTTCTGTACACTTTCTTCCACTACGATCTGGTCTATTGGCAAATGGAGATATGTTATATTCAGGTTTTAAATCCAAGTACTTCTATTCTAAAAACATAAGAGTATCTCTTACTTTAGAGCATATTTCCAAAATTTGTACTTTAAATTTATCTTCTCCATATTTGTTGTATGCATTAAGTAAATGTGTATTATTATGTTTGCCCGTCCTTAACTTACTTCTATGACTGGCTAATCTCTAATGTATATTCATAGAACTACCTATATAACGATGCCCATTTAATATATTTACAATAGAGTATATCCCACTAACTTTTGGCAATCGATTTATATTATTTAAAGATTCTTCTATCATAATTCTGGATAATCTTTTAATTTTTTGAAAATGAGTTGGGCTAGATCCCTCTTGTTTTGTCTACAAGCTACAAACTAATAAGCTCCTTTATTAATTAATAAACAATCTTTCTTTTGCCAGTAGAATCTGTACTTAAAGTAATTGGAGTGCTCATTAAGTAAATATACAGGTTTACCTGTTTCTCTAGTAGCTTTCCAGTCCCATCTTAAACTTTTACCTGTAAATTCTTTAGGCATATGCTTAATTATAGACAACTTACCAAGTCTACAAGGTAGCTTGAACTCTTTACAATTAAGCATGATTTCATCTCTAATAAATTTAAAGTAATCTGTAACTATAGCTTTAAAGGTCTTTAAATCTACATCATACTAAGTATTAGGCTCAATGTATTCCTTATAACTTATATAGTAATCAGCAATGGTATAACACTTTCTGTCATACGTTAGTCGTTCTCTCATTTCTTACTATATATATTTTGTGTATTATCTTTAGAGTCATTAGTTACATCACTAGGTTGAGTTACTAATACTCTTAATTCTTTCTCTAATATCATTTGTACTATAGTTGGAACCATAGCAGCAGGAACAGGGTATTCATCATCAGGATTATAACAAGGTATATCGTTAACCGGATCTTCTAATATACAATCAATACTTATGTACTCTAACTAATTAGAATCTCCTTCTACGTATATTTTACTACCCTTAACCCATGCAATATAATCTTTACAAGTAGCTTTTCTGTATCTCTATAGTTTAGCTTTAGTATAATTACCCAACTATATAATGTTACCATACATATCTCTTACTGCTACTACTCCTGGTCTGTATCTAAAGCTAATTAATGCTGGTAGTTCTCTATCTCCTACATATACATGTTTACCAGGATAAGTCTATATTACATCAAGATGAATAGGTTCAATTGTAGAGACATACGCTTCATCTACATCATAACCTTTATCTATTGCCTACTTTATAAGCATTGCTCTATAATACTTTATCCAGAGTTCAATCTAATGTCTGCTTAGATGTTCTGACTCTGTAATATTATTATTACGAGCAATCTATAATATATTATCTATTATATTATTAAGTGACATATAAAATTCTATTAACGTTAATATACCTAGAACGCATTTTAAAGCGATTAGAGGCATTTTATGTGTACAGCTATACAATCCCTTATCGCAACTAATAGCGTTTCCTGTACAAGCTTAAAACAAAAAAAGGTTGACCTTATTGATCAACCTCTTTCATTACATTCTACATATTCTGTGGTAACATCTATTTCATAGGTGGTGGAACCATAGAACTTGCTTGTTTAATTATATTCTTTAATTCATTTACTTCATCTTGTAGTTCCTTTATTCTAGGATCCTCTGTATTAGTAGGTTCCTTCGGTATATCTAGTTTCTCAAGTAAAGCCTAGCACTTACTCATTTCTTCATCACACTTAGCTATTGACTCTTTCCTAGCTTTATAAGTGTTGTACTAATTCCTAAGTATATTCACTATCTCTTGCTTATCTGTAGAGATAGTAAGACCTAAATTAGTATCTGTAATTACAGATTTATTTTCAGGAATAGTAAACTTCCTAGACTCTCCATTACATTGTATTGTTACATCTACTACCTTCTTCCTAGGTTGATTAGGCATAGGAAATTGATTAGTTGGTAGTGGTTCATCATATGCGCCTGATACTGATACTACAGACCCTACATTATATTCTGTGGTCTTCTTAAATGTACCAATTACTTCTATTATATAGACGCTATCTCCAGTTTTCAATTGGTTAAATAACATAATTAAATATTTTTAAAAGGGCTCAATTAAGAGCCCTTTATTATTAAGCACTAGGTGTAGCTATATTAGCAGGATATGCATTTACTAACTGATATGTATTATTACATTTGTTGTAATAAATCAAATATCTAAAGTTAACCTGCAAGTCACCAGCTTGTACATCTTCCTGTAAAGCATTACGAAGTAAAGACTGAGTAGTGTTATCAGATTCGCTATCTGATAAACCAACTGGCAGAGAAGCACTAGCCGTAGGAGAAGCCTATCTTACATCTAAGAAGAACAGACCTTCGTTAGGCAAACTTCTGTAATCTGCGTAGTTAACGTCATATCTTACTTCTGTAGATGTAGTTACTACTCCAGTAGTTCTAAGTACAGGTATACCAGATATGGTATTCAGTCTACGACGACGTCTTCCAAAGAAGAACGGGAATCCAGCTCCCCAAAACGGGGGAAACGATGTTTGCGTATTATAGAAAGGAAACATAATTTACCTCCTTTCTATTAGCAACCACACTGTGAGCTCAAACCATAGTTTGCATAAGTATCACCAGCAAATGCTCCGTAAGCAGCAGCTCTGAAAATTTCTGGATTATATACAGACAGTTGAGGATAAGGTACGCTTACTGTATTAGGCAACTTACACTTAATACCGTCTACATCTGATTGCAGAGTGTTAAGTCTAGTTACGATAGGTGCAGTAGCTTGGTTGATCATAGTACCTACAGCAGCTGTCTGATGTTCATTACTCAACTGAGCAATCAACGTAGAGTTCTTCTCACGTAAAGCATCAATCTTATCTAACAGAGCTTGGTTCTGCATAGCATCAAGCTTAGCGATTATAGACTGAGTATTAGCTGTATTGTTATCACGGAGAGACAGGGTATTGCTGTTCATAGTGTTAACCAAGTTATTAGTTTGGTTACATACAGACAGCTGATTTTCATAACCCATCTTAGTGATGTTGTTGTTTACAGCGTCAATAGAACGCTGAGTTGTGCAGCAGCAGTTAGCTAACTGAGAAGCAAGATTTGCATTACCAGAAGTAATAGCATTAATTACTTCACAACTTGACAACTTAGTATCACAAGAGATCTGACTTACACCAGCATTGATTTGATTCAAAGCGGACTGAACTGCATTGATGTCACAGTTCAAAGTAGTTGACAGATTGCTTATTGCATCTTTATTACCATTGATAGCCTACATGAGCAAATTAGTATTAGTATCAGTATTTAGTTCAGAAGCTAATACACCAGCGTTACGGCCACCGAAACCGTTACCACCCCAGCAGAACCAGATCAGAATGATCCAGATCCACCACCAACCGCCGTTTCCACCGAAACCGCCGTTGTTGTTCATCATAGCCATCAAAGCTGCAGGATCCATACCTTTATTAGCATTTTGCATTAAAGCAGCGAGACCAGCGTCGATACCGCGATCTTGCACGATAATTCTATCTTCTAACATAATTGATTTAGTTTATAAAAATTGATTTTAATTAATATCTGACATAGCGAGTGGCTCTACGAGAGTACTCATAAGGATCATATTCATGTTCTACTCTTTCGTAGTCTCTCTTTTCATAATCATCCTTATCATACATGCTACGTCTTCCGAACATACCCATTCGTCTACCACCTCTACGATAATGTCCAAAGTCTTCTTCTTCATCTTCATACTTGGACATTTTCTCTTCGTAACATTCCATTTCAGCTTCTCTGATATGATCGCACATTACGTAAATATAATAATACCACATCTTACCTTCGTCAATATCTTTATCATTAAGCCAAGCTTTTGCAAATTCAACGTAGTGTTTAGTATTATTAGAACCAGTAATGTTCATAATAACTCTATAGTAATCAGAGTAAACCATATTTAATGCTACAAACCAATCATAACGATTGAATTTGCTTCCTAGAGCAATTCCGTATTGACTGGCCAATGTGGTAGTCTCTTCTAAAGACCAATGTGGTCCACGAGTACCGTCCTCATTTTCCATCTTCATTACAGCTTTACGAGCATATTCCTCATTGAAGTGAGGTCCGTGTTCTTTCTCGTAAGCCTTCACACGAAATATTCTATGCATATTATTATTGATTAATATTGTTTTGAATATGTTATTTGTCGGGAATTTCTATTACCCGTGTATCCGTTACTTTGATCAACGGATTGCTATTTACTATCTGGTAATTTTTGATATATATTTTTTTAAAGTCAAAGTGAAAGAATCTAACTAGCCAGTTCTTATAAGTATTCTTATATTCTTTATTTTCTGTTACGAATATTGTCTACTAGTTTTTTATATCTATTTTGGCTGTTAGGATTGAATCCTTTCTACTAACTATGATAGTTGTTAAGTCATTAAGTTTTAACTCTTTATCGAAGTCTATTAACTTCTCTTTAATTACTGTTTTCACAGAATCCTTAATCTCAGTATTGATTACACTTACATTGGTTAGATTCTTATCTTTGACTTTATTATCTTTCTTTACTTGATTTATCTATTGTATCAAGCTATCCTTACTATTATTCAGTTCATTTATAGTAAGTTGTAATACTCTATTGTGTGCCTCTTTATTAGATGCTATCTCTTCATAAGCTCTAATATTGTTAGTTATTCTGTTAATCTCTGCATTCTTTTTATTTAACTAACGGTTCTAAAACAAAACAGTCGCAATAAGTAAACTAACTAAACCTACTGCGACTATTCTGATATTGTTACTGAACCAATTAATTATCTTTATTACTATTGGTATCATCTGAAAGTTCTCCATCTAATTCGACATCTAATATCTATTCCCCTTTCTTCTTTGCTATCTTCTTAAGTATATTCCACACTTTCCATCTAGGATGTAGTTTACCTAAGTTCTCAAGTAAGGAGAAGAATTCTACTAAAGCTATAGCACCTGCTATAAACTCAATAGCGTGTAAATCTATAGAAGTTACTATAAACTTCTCAATAGTAAACGCACCACATATAGCAACTATTGCATCTCTTAGCTTATAGAATATTTTTGAAGTTAATCTCCTTGAACGTGCTAATATTTCATCGTCTTTATATTTCTTATTTACTTTGCACTCATATAAAGTATTAACTATGATAATGCCAGCTAGAGCTGTAATAGGAACATATACTGGTGAGTATAGAGATATTAATCCACCTAATGCAGCAGATGCTAATTTCTCTGTACTACTAAACATGTTTTTAAATATAGGCATTGTATGCTCTCCTAACTGATAATAATTCATAGATAGTAAATGATATAAAGTGTAAATCAAAAAAGTCCCAGCTGATTCATAAGGGGTTTAAAATCGGCAGGGACTCTGAAAATTGTTCGAGATTATAATTAATAAACGTTTACATTGTAAATAAGTTGCTATTACTCGATTAAACTTAGTTAAGACTAATAGCGGTTCTTACGAGCTTCTAGCATATTCAATCAACTAATGATACTTAATCATCTTCTTTAGTAGATTGATACCATTACAATGTTTCATCCAACCAATATGACTACAGACTTGCTGCCTATATTCACTATAAGTCATGTGCTTAAGTTTATTCATAGCAGCAACTTTCTTACACATTTTGTGTTTAATATTCTTTCTAATCAAAGTATAATCGTGATAGATTTTATATCCTACAAAAGATATACTTCTATCTTCTACTTTGAATATCTGATAATTACTTTTAATTTCTAATTTAAGTGTGCCTAATTGTTCTCTTATTTCATCAAGTAATTGTCTTAAGTATTCTTTATCACTATGAAGTATTACTATATCATCTGCATATCTAAAGTAATACTTAACAGCTTTATCCTCTTTAAGCCAATGATCAAAGTATGACAAATAAAGATTGGCAAAGAACTAAGAAAGATAATTACCAATAGGAACTCCTTCTACAGAGTCTATAATACTATCTAATAATGCAAGTAGCTTATTATCTTTAATCTTCTTTCTAACTATCTACTTTAATATTTCATGGTCTATACTTGGATAAAACTTTCTTACATCTAACTTGAGACAATATACTGTATTCTATTTATCTTTCAATGCGCTTTGTACATCATATAATGCCTTATGAATTCCTCTCTTCTTAATACAACTATAAGTATTAGTAATAAATACAGAACGCCAAATTGGTTCTAATATATTCATAATAGCATGATGAACAATTCTATCAGGATAGTAAGGTAATTTGAATATAAGTCTTTCTTTAGGTTCTCTAATTATAAATGTATCATACTTAGAGGTAGTATAAGTTTGATTTATCAGTGTACTTTGTAATCTAACCAATAAACTATCTTTATACTTGTCAAACTCCTTAATATCATTTCTATTACTCTTATTCTTTCTAGCTTTCTTATCAGCTAAATATAGATTGTCTATTGAAACAATCTTTTCAAATAAATTATTATATCTTTTCATCTGAAGCACCTAAGTGAGTCTTCACCGAAGTTACCAACACACTTGTTTAGGTTAGTTATCTTTTGCCAAGAGGCAAGGTCTCGTTCCTCAAATAATTTGAAAATCACTGATAGTTCTCTGATAATCGTGCTTCATTGTACTGACATTAGCATTCGCATTACTAAGGTCATTGTTAGAATTCAGATTGAATAAACCTGCATTGGAACTATTACTCGTGTTAGCCCCTATCTAACTTACTTGTTCAATCCAGAACGACAACCTATTTGTTAATAATTAAGGGATATATACCAGACGAGTACCGACATCAGCATTCGCATAACCAAGGCCAAGGTAAGAATACAGAGCGAACAAACCCGCAGCGGAACCATCACCCGCGTTAGCCCCTAACAGTAAAGTTCTGTCAGATGCTACAGCATTCGTCCAA